TCAAGAGTAAGGTTCGCTATCTAAAAACGTGACCTGCCTGTATGCGATATTTACACCATCACCACCATCATAGAGAACGTAGCCCGCTTCTTTGGGTTTGGCTGATTCGATTTCTTTAACTGAGAGAGGTTTGGTTTGTCTTGGCATTGCCGAGTTTCCATAGTTTTAGGCACCTCAAAAACAATAAAGCTTTATGAGGTGCCTAACAAGGTGCCTAAAAGGTTCGGATTTAATTAGTTCAGTTAGGACTTCGCGGGACAATTTGAGGGCACAAAAAAGCCCGCAGGGCTTGCGCCGTGCGGGCTCTTAGGACTTCATCGGATGACTCTGGTAATCACCGATGGAGAATTTTGGTGGGCTGGCGGGAGTTGAACCCGTAGTATATCTTAGTTAACTATATGAATATTAAGAGTATTATATTTTGTTGCAGCTGCGCGTGCATTACAAGTGCATTTTAATGTCCAACTGTAGTCTTGTGCTATCCTCAACCCCATAGCTTATCAGCTAGGCTGGTAAGCTGAATGTTTGTGTTTGTCCCAAATGCTCAAAGACAGTAATGGAAGTAACTGAGCCGGTACTGATTCTATTAAGAAATTTTAATAACTGGTTAGGTTCTTCAATTACTGCTGTTTGCTTAACTAAAAATCCTTCAAGATTTTTCAAACTATATTTTTTAGAAGTATTTTCTAATACGTTTATCATTTCAGCGCTAATCATAGATTTTGAACCATCACTTCTACAAACAACTGCATAATTTACTTTTAATTCAACGAACTCTTGTCTTGTAATGCTTGGCAAGTGTTTACACACAAAGTGGTATAAAGTTGTTACGCCTTCATGTATTTTTAAACGGATATCCTCTTTTTTCGCTTTTCCTTCTTTGAATTCAATGAAGTATAATTTTTCATTATGGAGGAATAATGCGTCGGGGGATTTCTCTTTGGTCTCAATTTTATATGCAGACGAGCAGTTCATTACTGTGTCATAATTAAAGCCTTGGAAGTCAGATATGATGAATTGACGATTTCCTGAGTCGTTAAAACTAAGTGATGTAAGTTCACTCATTGCTGATGGATAAATTTCCAATAGTTTATTAAAAATAATCTCCTCATTAGAAATCATCTAAATACTCCTGGTTTAAATCTCGCAGAGGGGCTGCCAATAAATTAATAGCCAAAGATATATTGTGAGTGATATCTACAAAGTAAGTATAATCTTCATCAGGGAAACGCTCTGTCAAATAAAATTGATTATCAATCCCTGTTTTATCGCTATAATGTTTTAATGCATCAATAATATATGGGCTATGCGTTGTAATTATGATGTCAACACCCATGGAAACTAATTCACATACTATCTCGGCATAAAATATTTGCCATTTTGGATGAAGGTTAACTTCAGGTTCATCAATTATCAATAATGAATTGTAAGTTGCAGAGCCACCTTTTATGAGCATATCTAATATGCCTAACGACTTGATGCCTGAGGCTATATTGCTTGAAGTAACTTTATAGCCTTTTTTTTCCAAGAAAAATTCATTTTGTTCTGTGTCATAAGTTACTTCGCCATGAAATGTATTATTGATTTTTTTGGAAATATTTAGGGCTTCATTGTAATAAGTCGAATCCGCAAATAAATCTGCATGTGGAAACAGTGTATATACAGAATCACTTAATTTAGATATTAAGTCTTTAACATGTAACGGCACGGTCATACGACCTGTTTCGTTATCGAATAAAGTCTTTGCATACCCAACGAGGTTATGATACTGCATGACACTTGGTGAATCGACATAAGTTGCATCAGAATAGCCAAGCGCATCAGTATATTTGAAATGCGACATTCCTTCACGAGTCCATTTGATGTCAATCAAAGGACTCGCACCATCAACTACTTCTAATGAAGCTTTGATAGGGGTAGCATGCCCTTTTTGAATAATCTCTCCTCTAAATTCTGAGAAAAAAGCTTTTCTCAATGCACGGCTTATGGCTGATTGTTCATCTTCTGGTTCGATCATTAGTTCATGAATTTTTCTTAAATGATCGTAACATGAGTCCGCTACGAGTTCTGATAATTCATTTTTATCAACTAAATTTCGTATAAATATTTCTCTATCATGAAGAGTGTTGTATAAATCATTTTTTGCCAAAGCATAGAATTTACGTGGATTGAATAAATCCCTTATTTCTGGAGAAGAAACGATATTGATTCTTCTACGAAGATTGAAGTAGATCCTCTCCACTAAAGACGTTACTTGTACTTCTTTATCTTCTTCGAGATCTTCTTCGTAACGAGAAATTGCCTTTACCATTGAGAATAATATTTTTCCAATGGTGCTTTTTCCGGTGTCATTTTCTCCGGTAATTACTGTCAAACCACCGATGGCTACATCCGCCTCAGATATTGTTCCAAAATTATTAACTTTTACACGCATAATATTTCTCACTGTGCGTAGCATACAAGATTATGAATACTCTAGCATATCGTTATGAAGATATCACCGTGCAGTTAGAACCTATCTATCATTCCTCACATGTTTTATGGTATGAGATGTCTTACCGTTGAGCCATCATAGGATGCTAAATATGCACCATAATGACGAAACAGCATCTCTGGCCCTTTGTGGCCCATCTGTCCGGCAAGCCAGAAGAGGTTAACTCCCTGGCTAATATGCTTGGTGGCGAAAGTGTGTCGCGTCTGGTACGGGTTACGATAGCGCACGCCAGCTTTTTTCAGGGTCGGTACCCACGCTTTTTTACGGATCGCGTCGGCGTTCGCCCAGGGTTCTCCCGTTTTTGGATCGCTGAATATGAACTCACTTTTCATAAAGGTGTATTGCTTCTGAGCCTGCAAGGCTGCCAGCGTCTCACTATTCAGCTCCACCTTACGTGTGCCGGCCTTTGTTTTGGTACCTTTGAGTACGCCTACGACACTGGCAGCCTGTACGTGAGCTGTGTTTGCTATGATGTCGATATCAGGCCAGCGCAGCGCGCACAGTTCGGAGCTCCGCAGACCTGTATTGAAGGCGAAGCGGAACAGGTTTTCCCATTCCGGGTATCTGCAACTCTGGTAAATAGCGAGGGTTTCCGCTGGCGTAAATGGGTCAACCTTGTAATCGTCGGCGCTTGGGCTGCTGTCGATCACATGGTATCGGCTGGCGCTGACAAGGGTTACCGGGTTAATTGTCAGCAGGCCATCCGTGACCGCTTCGTCGATGGCGCTGCGCAGAAACGAAAGGTTATTTCTCGTGGTTTTCAGCTTTGTTTTCCGGCTGGCTATCCAGTTTTTAAGGACCGCTGGCGTCAGCTCTGACACGTGGAGTTTATGCAGAGCTGACAGCGCCGACAGGCATTTTTCATAACCTTTGATAGTCGACGGAGAAAGGTTTCGGTTTTGGCAGATCTTCAGATACTCGTCCAGGTAAGACTTTATATTTTTGGTCTTCTTTACTACCCCGAACAGCTCCAGCTTTTTGGAGTTGGGGAAATATTTAGCATATTCAAAGGTGCCACTGACGATCTGATTTTGTATCTCCCCCAGCAGGCGCTCGGCATACTTCACGCCGCGCGCGTTTGCTTCCATTCTGGAAAGGGGCTCCCGGCAGAGAACCCCCTTGTAGGTGAATGTGATCACCAGGGTATCGCCAGTTTTATGCTGGCGAATGGTTACTCCTCTTGGGAGAGATAATGATCCTTGTTTTGTCTTGCCCAATTTGCAATCTCCTTTAAGTCGATCCAACGTTCTTTTGACCCATCGACTTTTAAAACATGAACCCCCTCCAGCCATACTCCACGTTGTAACCGTTTGTTAACGGCGTCAAGCGTCTCACCCATCTCTTCGCAGTACTTTGTAATCGGTATAACATCCAGAAAAATCATATATACCTCAGAAACCCATCAAAAATTTGTACTCAATCAGCGCACCGGCAGCGGCGGCGACCATCAATACTCCGAACAACATTGAGAGGATGAATGTCTTCATCGCTTTGCTTCCTGAACAGCAAAGGTGTAGTTCTCCCAGCCGCCATAGCTGTTAACCATTTCACCCAGGCGCGAGAAGCAGGCGTTCATCCAGCGGAGCCCCCGAGGCGTAAGCACCGGCACTGTTCCCCAGTCAATAAATTCCGAATTGCTGCGATGCATATATTTAATGAGATCCAGAATGTTGATGTAATGCGCACGACGGCGCTCAATGCTCCACCCCTTGTCCTTGAGGTAAGAGTCAACAAACCCCTGCAGCGCTGGCTGGTTAAGCGAAATATCGCCGTACTGGTGACGGTAAACCGGTCGACGGTGCAGGCTGACCAGGTAAAACAGGTACGCATCGCAAACCCACGTTAAGGCCCGCAGGTGGGCTTCCTCGATTGAACCGGCTGGCATCCAGATATCGCTATTGCTCATGGTTACTCTCCCACCCAATAGCCTGAAATAGTCCCATCTTCGGGTGATACCAGCGGCTACCGCGGGGCTCAGCTTCTGCCATCATTTGGTGGAATGCTTTCATGAACGGTTCAAACTCTACGATTGCCCGACGAGACAGCAGGCCATCAGGCGTCATGAATTCGTGCGTATCGTTCGGGATACGGTAGGCGTTAACCAGGTTCCGGCATTTCGCATCAGTCATGCCGCTTTTTGCGACCACCTGGCGATAACCAACGTAACCGGCACGCATGGTGCCGCGCTTAATGTTTTCGACCGCCTCCGCAACGGTTTCTACCTGCTCTTCGACCTGGTAGAGGCGGCGCTCCTGCTCAACATTCAGCAGAGCCATTTCGGCGATCAGCTCTGCCTGTGATTTTGGGCGGGAGCGCTCTTCCTCCAGCTCTTTCCAGCGATCGACCAGCCTGGCGGTAAACTCGGGGCTAAGTTGCGCGACCACAATGATGCTGTCGCGTTTACCTTCTTCACTTTCAAAAACATAAACTGCTGTAGGGCGCCCGGCGGTAGGCTTTTCCTCAATTTGAGGAGAAGTGATAACGCCGCGCACAATCAGAGTTTCTATGGTGCGCTTCACATTGTCGTGGCGTTTCTCTACCAACTCGGCAATTTCCAGGCTGGTCATGGATGGCTTAATGTTGATCAAGTTATTCATCATCAAATCCTTAAAACGGTTTTTTGGCCTGGAGTTCGTCACGTTCTTTGATGTAACGGTCATGCATGGCATCCCACTTTTCGCACCACTTTTGTATTTCGCGTTTGCGGGCAAGGATATGGCGTATGCGGCGGACACAACGCTGATGGACTAATCTGTATTGATCCGTTGTTTCCCCATCACGCCAGATTTCGATGTCGTCGCGGTCAATCCGAATCATTGGGTGTCTTTGTTGAAAGCCAGAGCGAGCGAATGCTCGGGAAGTCATGAAAAATGCCAGGTACCGAATTGCTGTATCGCGGCTGAAGCATTTCTTCATGCGGCCGTGCAGTTGAGCGACGAACAGCGGGCCGACTGGGGTATCATGTTTCTGTAGTGCCAGGTCGATGGCGCTGGCGGTGCGGTTGTCGATCATTTGTCTTTCTCCCGGTTATAGGTTTCATGGCTCATAACTTCCCAGTTCCGGCCGTCGTCTTTTGATAACAGCCGCCAGCGGGGGTTAACTTTCAGGCTTAGATATCCGGTGCGGTACATTCGCCGTGGGAATATCCGCCTCCGCCGATATCGCTGCAGGACCTGCAGCGCCTGCAGGTGTACTCGCTCAGGAATGCGTATGGCTGTCAGCATGGCTAACCCCCGGCGCTGGAGGAATGACCTGATAGCCAGCTTTCTTCGCCATCCAGAAAAACGTATCCATGCTCGCGATTAATTCGTTATCGCGGACGTTTCTAGTATCAATGACCTGACCATTTTCAATAGTCAGCACTACTTGTATTTTGTTGTGTGTTACTGCCGCTATATCCGGTTCCATTGCTTATTCCTCGCTGGTGGCATTCTTTTTTAAATACGTGACTACATCTGAAAGTAATTCATCCATAATCATCTTCCCTTGCTCGGTCAGATATTCAGTGTGACCGTTAATATCCAGGCAGTTCATATACGTCTGACGAAGAAATTTATCAGCGTCACGTCCAAATTTATTTTTGGCCTGAGACTCAAATTTCATGAGCAATTTTGTCATTGCCTCTTCGTTAAGCTCTACGGATTTAATTTCACCATCAGGCATATTGACAATTAAGCAGTACCCGCCAGTTTTACGTTTCATTCTGTGAAGCGTTGCTATTGCAATACGGCGGCGATACGTTTCTATTATGCTATTTTTCACGGCGTTCATATTCCGCATCCATCCACGTTGAAACTTGCGCTGATAAATCTAAGCAGAGGCCAGAAAGCGATATGATTTGCTCGATATCCATATCAATGATGTTAGTGTTAATTAACTCCATCAGTTGATACAGGTTATCAGCTGTATTTTTGGCTGTTTCAATGGAACTATCTTTGCTTAACATATTTACCTCTCGTATGCTTTCCGGAGATAAAGGCTAGCAATCAACTCCTGCCCGCAGGATGCATAGAGCAGGGCGGTTTTATATGCAGCTTTATCTTTGATGAATGACATAAATAAACCTTCTCTAAAATTTGATTGCACGAATCCCCGCCATTGGTGGCGTGAATGCTTTTAAATGATGGTTAAGCTAATTTCGATTCGATATTTTGGATTTCTTTGCATACCTCTATCGAGTAGTCATATATAACAGCGGCCATATGACAGGCCGGGTTGTCACTGTCGGCATCTGTGAAGTAATTTTCAGTATATATATGCGCAAGCTCTTCGAGTTTTTTAGCCGTAACCACAACATCAAAAACATCATCTGCAATATCGCTCTCATCCTTTCCCTGTTTTGGGGGGGCAGGATTAGAAGCCAGCATTTCGATATATCCGTGAGCTTTTTCAAGCGTTTTCTGCATAGACCGGATTAAACAGGCAACTGAGTTATCAACTTCAGGATCCATATCAGCGGTGCGATAAATAACCTCAAGGAGAGAAGTATTCTCAATAATTTCTGCTGATACATCTTCCAGCATTTCAATTGGTAAAGGCGTTTTCATTTCATCCCTCACGAAATAGTCGAGCCACCATAAAATCAAGTTAAACTTGATGATTAGAGGTTAGCGTTGCAGGTAATTGCAGTCAAGTTAAACTTGATTATTTTTTTGATATGGAATGAGGAGAGGTAATTGAACGGGCAAAAGCCCGTTATTAATCAGTGACTAACCAAATCTATTTATGTTGAATGGTACAGAAGAGATAACTTTAGATTGGATATAGAGCGCGTTAAGAGCATCCTTCTCAATGCTCCAAGGCTGATAATTTCCATTATCAGACAATACAACTATCTTGCTTCCTATTTTTTGTAGCCTTTTTACATAGCACTCACCTTCAAAGCAAAAGGCATAAATACCATCCCCATCAAAATAAGTTATTGTTTTATCGAGAAATAAAAGATCGCCAGGGGCTATTGTTGGCGACATGCTATCTCCTCGGGCATTACCTATCTCTATGTTCTTGAATGGGCGATTGCCTACAACTTGACGGGCATATTCTGGATCTAACTCAATAGAGCGTACAACATCTATAAAATCGCCTTTAACATTGGTTCCATCACCACAGCTAAACTCAACGTCTAACACCTTAAATTTTACGCTATTTGTTTCTTCAAGAACTTTAGACGAAGATAGGAATGACGGAGTTTGTTCCTCTCCTAAGAACCAAGATTGGGGGTAGCCACTTAGTTCAGAAAGTTTAGCTAAATGCTTACCTCTTGGCACGGTTGTGCCTTTCGTCCAGTACACCACCGTTTGGGCGCTGACTCCCAGGCGGCGAGACAATTCTGCTTTGCTCCATCCCTTTATATCTAGAAGTTCCCTAATCCTTTTTGCTGTTGACATAACGCTCTCTCCACCAATGTATCCGTCAAAGTTTCACGGAGATTCATAAAGCAATGCTTGATTTTAAGTTTACATCATGATGTTTTCACTTGCATGTCAATTATAACTTGATCTACCATCTGTATCGTCAAGTTAAACTTTGTTTGGTGGGTTATGGATGAGAGTGTCCGAGTGAAATTGAGTGCAATTGTTTCTCAAAAAGCCATTGCACAAGGGTTAGGTGTTACACCGCAGGCAGTGAACCAGTGGTTTACAAAATCGGCAATTCCACCTCGTTTTGTTTTGAAGCTTTGTGAGTTCGTGGGATGGGTCGTCACTCCTCATGAGTTACGCCCTGACTTATACCCGAGCAAATTGGATGGTATGCCGCGTGCATAAGTGGTGTGACATGTCACGCGCCTGATGCCCGGAGGTTAGATGTATCCGGATTACGTTCAGATAGAAATGCCATCGCTATTCTGCCAGGCAGATGCGACATGGATTCAGGAGCAGTTACTGCAGTTACCGCTGTCTCTCAGACGAAAGATAGCGCTGAAGTACTCAGAAGTTTACGAGGTTGAATTTAACGCAGAGCCCGTTTCATACCGTCAGGAGAACCGGGCAAGGCATGAAGCTAATACACGGCTTCGACTGTTCGTGAGAAATCACGGCAGGGCATTGCAGGGGTATACGACTCAGCCACTCCTCGCCGGATCGCAGTAGCGAGCCGTTGGACATCAGGCTTAAAGGCGCCTGATTGCACGATGACTTAAAGGTGTCATGTGTCAGCAGGGCACCCCCACTTACTTTTACCTGTTTGTACTCTCTTGCTAGTACGTGAATAAGGGAGAGGTAAGAGGGGGGGTAAGGGGGGAGATCGGAGAGGGATGGGAATAGGTCTTTTCCAACAGGCAGGTACATGGGTTAGGTGAGTACCGATCTAAGAGCAGGGATTAAAAACAGCACTGTACTTTTTAGCTAGTACGTCTGTTGCAGGTTGCTCTGATTGGGAATCGTTCTTTCTGGAATAGTGTTTACAGGTGGTGGTGATGCTGAATATCAAACCGAATTTTGCACAGGAACGCGCACTAAACATGTTGCGCCGGGACTGGAAGTCATATTCATCTTTCATGATGTATATGCCGACTGGCAGCGGTAAAACGGGGCTGGCCGCTTTCGTTTCTGCCGGGCTGGTAAGTCGTGGTATGCGCGTTCTGTTCGTCGCCCCTTACACCATTCTGATTAACCAGACTGCACAGCGTTTTGCTCAGTATGGACTACCGGAAGATCAGCTCAGTTTTATCTGGCGTGATCATCCCAATTATGACCCGTCGCTTCAGATTCAGATTGCCAGTGCTGACACGCTGATCCGCCGCGAATTCCCTCAGAATATTGACCTGCTGATCATCGACGAAGCTCATCTGAGAAAACGCCGCATCCTCAAGGAGGTGGAACGACTCACCTCAGAGACTAAAGCGAAGGTGATTGGATTGTCAGGGACACCGTTTTCACCTTTTCTCGGGCATTACTATCAACGCCTGATTAAGCCGACCACGATCGGCGAGCTGATCCAGCGCGGCGACCTGAGCAAATACGAGTTTTTCGCACCAACGAAACCGGATTTGAAAGGCGTAAAAACGAAAGTATCAATGGAATTTGGCAGCGATTACGACGAAGCACAGCTGGCGGAGATTATGTGCGGCTCCGATCTGGTTGGCGATATCGTCGATAACTGGTTGCGTAACGGCCAGGATCTGCCGACGGTTGCGTTCTGCGTCAATAAGGCCCACGCCAATTTTGTGACCATGCAGTTCAACAAGGCTGGTGTTAATGCCGAGGTGATGGTCGCTGAAACACCGCATGAAGAGCGCCAGTTGATGATCCACCGTTTCGAGACTGGAGCGACAAAAATCATTGTCAGCGTCGGTGTGCTGGTGGCCGGGTTTGACAGTGATGTTCGTTGCGTCATTTATGCCAGACCGACTAAAAGTGAGATTCGCTGGCTCCAGGCGCTTGGCAGAGGCTTACGTACGGCACCGGGCAAGGATGCCTGCCTTATCTTCGATCACAGCGGTACCGTTCATCGCCTGGGATTTCCTGATGCCATTGAGTACAACGAATTACCGTCCAAAAATGACGGAATGAAGGAAGCCGCCGCCAGCCAGAAGCAAGAACGCGAGGAAAAGCTCCCGAAGGAATGCCCGGAATGCCACTTCATGAAACCCACAGGTGTCTACGTCTGCCCTAAGTGTGGATTTAAGCCTCTCGTGGGAGAAGACGTGGAAACTGATACGCAGCGCAATATCAAAAAGCTCAGTAAGGGCGCCACGGTTTACACGAAATCGGACAAACAGTCCTGGTGGAGCCAGATCAAATTTTATCAGCGACAGCGCACGTCAATGGGAAAACCAGTCAGCGATGGATGGTGCGCCCATACCTTCAGGGAAAAGTTCGGAGAATGGCCGAATGACCTGAGCGACTTCCCTATGGAAATCACCCCGGAGGTAAGCAATTACATCCGACACAAACTCATCAGATTTGCAAAGGGAAAGGAAAAAGAGGCGCTGAAGTCCTCGAATCCTGCCCCTGATTCAGAAACACACCGGGTAATCAGAACTAAAAACCAGGTAGAAAATATTCGCAGTATGCTGGGGAGAAGAACAGCGTGAAGACAGCAGAAGCGGCGAAAGGCCGCTGGCCAGAAATTCTTGAACATTACGGACTACCGCCTGTTACCGGGAAACATCACTACAAAGGTGAATGTCCTGTTTGCAGCGCCCGTGGAAAATTCCGAATAGATGATCGTGACGGTGCCGGAACGTGGATCTGCGTATGTGGCAGCGGCGATGGTATGAAACTGCTTTCACTGACACAGACCGGGAAGCCTTTCTCAGCGCTCTGTGCTGAGGTGGATAAGCTCATCGGCAATGACTATCAGCGAGAGAAGATCCCCGTCAATAGCTCGGCTGCAAAAATGCGCCAGAGGACGACCAGCAAATTTATGAAGCTGCTACCTCTGCACGGTACCCCGGGGGCTGGGTATCTTCGTCAACGCGGCATCAGTAAATTACCCATGGATGCTATTAAATTCTGTGAAAGGCAACGTCATAACGGGAAGGTATATCACGCGATCTATGCTCTCGCGACGGATGATAAAGGGGAGCTGTGTTATCTCCATCGCACCCTGCTTGAGGGGGAACAGAAAGCCCCTTTGGGCGAAAGTGCTAAACGCCAGAAATCTCTGCAGGAAGACAACTATCTCGAATATGCCCGTTCAGTGGCGATCCGTATGTTCCCGGTATCTACAACACTGGGGATAGCAGAGGGCATCGAAACTGCTCTCTCATGCCATCAGATTTATGGCGTGAATACCTGGGCAGTAATGAACAGCAATTTTATGAAGAAATTCCGTGCGCCGGCAGGCGTGAAACACCTGATTGTTTTCGCCGATATGGATAAGCACTCTGCCACCGGACACTCGGCAGCGTTCGAATGTGCTCACGCTAACCTCATGGCGAAAAATGACATTTTGAAAGTCACAATCCGCTGGCCTGATAACGGGGATTTCAATGACATGCTTATGAACGGCGATCAGGTTCGTGAGTTGGTATTTACGAAAAAACAGCAGGTGGCCGCATGAAGTTGGAAGCATCGTTAAAGCAATTCAGCCCTCAGGGTACGCACATCAGCGACAGCGCTAATAAGACAGGAGCACAGAACAATGCGTGACATTCAAATGGTTTTGGAGCGCTGGGGTGGCTGGGCTGCAAGTGATAGCTCTGGGGTTGACTACTCTCCCATCGCAGCCGGCTTTAAGGGGCTTCTTCCACAAACAAGTAAAACTCGTCTTTCATGCACTGATGACGATGCGCTGATTATTGAGGGATGTTTGGCGCGGCTTCAAAAGCGTAAGCCCTATGAGCATTCGCTCTTAGTTGCACATTATCTTTATGGCATCTCAAAGCGGAAAATCGCTAAAGCTCGCAAGAAAGATGAAAAGCTAATACGCATTGAGATTCAGATGGCAGAGGGTTTTATCGATGGTTGTCTGAGTATGTTGGATGTGAGACTTGATATGGATGCATAGAAAAACGCCCCTAAATGGGGCACTTTTTTATTTTATGAAGGACATCTCTTGAATGAAATCATTAACTCTGCTTTTAACTGTAGAGTTAAGGAAATGGGAGTCATCGAATCTTTGATAAAGATCGTCAAATTGTTTTAATTCAACTTCGTTTTTAGGTGCGAATCGAGGGTTAACATATAGGCTGTCTTTTATCAATCCATAGAACATTATTGTTATTCTAGATACATCAGATGTTCTTTCAAATGAATATGGGATTGAATCCACCTTTAAAAGGTCGGCTAATTTATCAATTGATTCAGAAGTGAATTCGTTTTTCAGTATGTTTTTATCCCCGAAACAATGGATATATACTGCAGTTATGAAAATGAGTCTATAGATATAATAGGTGTTTTCATTGAATCTATTTCCTTCAAGCGTTTGGAATATATTTAAATTTCTTGCGTATGTGTGCGTTTCTCTCAGTGAGAGATTTGTTTGGCTAATTAATTGCCGAACGCCTTCGCCGATGTTTTTTTCTATAAATGATAAGGATGGGCTATCTTTAGCTAGTTGTAACCAGTAAGTGACGGAAGTTTTACAACTTTCAGAACGTCCATTTTTATATGTATCGGGTAGCGAAATTGTGTATTTTATGAATTTATCAAGATATTTTTGAGAGTCAAGGCTGTAACCATAGATATGATTGATAGATGCCCTGAGTTGTTTTGTGTTGGTAACCAAGATGAAGTAAACGTTCTGTGTGTCGAAAATATGTTTTATTACTTCAAGTATTGATGTTGAAAAGTTAGGCTTACATCTGTCTAGTTCATCAATGATAATTACGGTTTTATATTTTGATGAAATCTCTTCTATGCAAGCCTTAAGTGAATTTATGTTCTTCTCTGCTTCAATGTGGTCTTCTAAGATGTTTTCAACAGTCCCGTCAATTGCCGCGTTGCTGGCTTTTTTTATCGCGTCTTGGAATTCATCTGCCATATTGTCAGTTTCTTGACGCAATACCCAACCAGCACCTGCTTTTAAGGCTGTTTTCATACCAAATCTAATTGCAGGAAGTGCTTTCTTTATGAATGTTTGCTTTTCCCTTTCTGGCAAAGTCCGGGCAATTGCGGATGTTATCAAAAGTAAAGGTGATTCTGCATGATCTCCTTTAAAAGCGTCAATGTAGATAACCTTCGATTTAGGCTCTTGCTCAAGGATAAGATTTTTTAGCTTGATACTGAATTCAGTCTTGCCTGTTCCCCAGTCACCATCTATCACAAGTGGTGAAATATCGATTTCCGGTTTGAGTAGTTTTACAATATTTTCAGCAATAGATTTCCTTTGAAACTCATCGCGATCTAAAAATGATAGGGTTTCTTGCATAAAATTAGTCCCTTAACGCTAACTTTGAAGCCTGTTACGATACCGCATTAAACATGAAAAAACATTAACGCGGTCCGCAAAAAACGTTGTAATCTGTTAAGAGTGGTCACTTCGACACACAGCTTAATCATCGGAACCCTGCCGTCTGGCGGGTTTTTTCGTTTCTGGGGAACGGTATGAGATTTAGTGACTTGAGCTCTGATGCGAAGCAGCATGCATTAGCTGCTTTGGGAATATTGATATCCGGGGCATCTCAGGTGGATATAGTTTCCTCAAAGGCTCTGGGGGAAGGCGTGGCTGCTGCATTTATTGCAATGGAGCGCTTTGACAGCGCCCCAGATGAAAGTGATGATATATATGATGATGGACGCTCAGGTAATAAAATGACTCAGGACGGCGATCAAAATTTACTTCCTGACTAGGCTCCAGGAGCGCTCAGCAGCCTGGGTAACCAACACTCTCGGGCTACTCTTTATGGCCCCAGCGATAGCTACAACCTCTTCTCGAACATCTCGTGCAGATGCATTTTTTTCTGCTACATATTCAGCTGATGGGAGATAAAACCAATTCCCGGCTGCATCCTGGATTTCGCGAAAGTATCTGCGTGTTTCCATCGCTTCATGAAGGCGCTCATAGTCATCGGCTGATGCATTGCTAAGCTCTACGCGAACAGTAAAACTTGCCATATTTTTTCCTCTTTGATGTTGTGGTTTTGGCGAATCAACAATAGCAGAAGGGTAAATACGCCGCTACTGAGCGGCACCTATTCACAGGTTGCGCACTTGCGTGGCCTTTTTTATTTCAGGACCGCAGGAATCATCTATGACGCACTTTGTTGATAAATCAGCCTGACGGTCCTGACCCCTTTAAACACACAACACCTCAAAACAGGAGGTGTCGGATGAACAGAACCATGCCTGACAAAATTGCCTCTGCATTAGGGTATTGCACTTCGGGCGGCCTCATCTGCTGGGGCGGAATTGCCAGATGGATACATGACCTTGACTGGAACTTAATAGCAGTTGTCGGCGGCTTTATTATTGGCCTCCTGACTTTCTCCGTTAATTTTTACTTTAAATGGCGACAAACCAGAGCTTACGAAAAGGCGCTGGCGAGAGGCTATGTAACAACACCGCCGCAGGATCACTAATATGGCCAACCTGAAAACGAAACTCAGCGCGGCTATGTTGGGATTAATTGCAGCTGGTGCGTCAGCTCCGGTTCTAATGGATCAGTTCCTTAACGAGAAGGAAGGAAACAGCCTGACCGCGTACCGGGATGGCAGCCAGGGTATCTGGACTATTTGCCGAGGTGCCACGCGTATTGATGGTAAACCTGTCACGCAGGGAATGAAGTTAACCCAGGCAAAATGCGACGAGGTGAATGCTATCGAACGTGATAAGGCGCTGGCGTGGGTTGACCGGAATATCCGCGTACCGTTGACGCCTCCGCAGAAAGTCGGCATTGCTTCATTCTGTCCGTACAACATCGGCCCCGGGAAATGCTTCCCGTCTACGTTCTACCAGCGCATCAACGCCGGCGACCGTAAAGGCGCATGTGAAGCGATTCGCTGGTGGATTAAGGACGGTGGAAAGGATTGCCGCATACGCTCCAATAATTGCTATGGGCAAGTATCCCGCCGGGACCAGGAAAGTGCGTTAACGTGCTGGGGGATAGATCAATGAACAAGATTCTCGTTGTTGTTGGGATGGCAGCCGTCATTATTATCGCGGTCCTCTGCATGCTGCTGGCCCGCAGCAATGCTGCGTTGACCACGTCCGAGAGTGACAACCGGATATTACGCAGTGATAACGCGCTACAGGCGACGCTAATAACCACACAGGCTTTCAACTTCAACCGGTTTAATCAGGCTGCAGAAAGCGCCAGTCGCTTAAATTCTCTGATTGATGCGGGTGCCGAAAAGACCGTTATCGAATACCGGGAGATTCTCTATCGTGAAAAAAACTGTGATCTTACTGTGCCTGCTGATATCGCTAGTGGGCTGCTCAACTACGCGAACCGTTTACGTGCCAGCGCAATGTACTCCGATTCCGGGGACGCTGACACAGCCGGTGATAGTCCCGTTGCCTCCCGCGCGCTGACGTACTGCCAGGCAGTTCTGTGGATTAATCCTTTACTGTCAGCCATTGAAAAGGCGAATAATCAGTTGAGTAGTATACGGGAGCTCGAACAAAGCAGAGGATTAGAGCTCAGAAAAAGCGTGAGGCCTAACGTGCGGTTTTAACACTTTAGGATTCACATTTTGTAAGCTTTTGCTATATTGCAACTGATGCCAACAGTCGTTTCCCTATTAAAATAAATTGTTATCGTGTTGGCAGTTTTTTTATGACTACACGGAATGATGTTATGTCTGAAGTTGCAGCGGAGCTAGCCGAGCAGACTTGGCCTGATTTTTATCCAAAAGGTGTTCCTCCAAAAACGGCTGTAGATGCCGAGGGTGAGTTTTATCGTTTGGTTAGAGCTAACCCCCCGACCCCAAATTGTTTCCTTTCTACCCATGAAGAGTACCCGAATAGACATAAGAAATGTCGTGGAGAAGCTCTTCAGTGCGTGTATGGCACATCTTTTTTTTCTGAAGAAAGAGGTGCTACAGATGCAAAGGCTAAGTTTCCTGCGGCGTTAGGTGATCGTACCGTCGCAAAAGGTAACGTAATGCCATTCATGGGGGTTATGAAAAAGACTTTTGCGGATCCAGCTCACTATACAATATGGCTTACGGTAAATTGTTCTATACATGAGCATTTTGCTTGTTTAGGAGAAGGCGCATGAGTAACGTTTTTCTGCCTAATACAATGATGGGGACTCTACGCTATAAAAGGGTGTATGAGTTTTTCGAAGAACCTCGTTTCTTTTCAGCAGAAAATGAAGTTAGTTCATTATTTGTTGTTTACTGGATTGGTGAGGACGAGGATGCCGATAGTTGGTATGTTATCCCTGTATCTCCAACGCGATTGGAGTTAATTGAAAGAAAAAGAATTGATTTACGTTCAGTTTTAATTGATCAGGAACAATCATTTTTCTATGAGGTACGCGCCCCTTATGATCGAGAGGTTGCGCCTACATGGAGTGTTAAAGGCGTAGATGCCATCAATGATATTGCTTTGCCAGCTCAGGGACTGTTTATTAGCTCTGTGGTTCCTGTTTTAGAGAATGGTCGAATCGGTGAGGCAATTAAGTATTCCACGCATGAGATTCATTTAGAAAAAAGCTCAAAGAAAAGCGCTGGAAATTTGGTGCTAAGTCACGTTTCGAATGTGTGTGATAGCTTTAGTGCGTTATATGATAGTTTACTGGAGTATAGCGGATTAAAAGATAAGCTACGTCCAGTAGATGCTCGTCCTGGTTCGTTTATCCTTTCATTCCAAGCTGAAAAGCTGAACGCCTATGAAGAGATTTTACGCGATTTGAGCGCTCTTATTGAACGTCGTGCTGATATAGTCGATTTCATAGAAAACAATGGGATAGATATCCAAGCCTTTTCTGATTTGCTTCAGTCTATTGTATCGACTGGAACAAATATGGAATTAAAAAGCAATCAGACTGGTGAGGTTATATTTTTGCTGACTAAAGCAGGAGCTGAGTTCTATCTTAGGTTAATCAGCAGGATGTCTGCACTTGCAGTTAGTGGTCATCAAATTCCGCAAGCAGATACTTTAGAAAAAGTTTTTAAAGTAGTTGAAGTCAAGTGGAGTGGTGAACCTTGTACTGTAGAGAATACAGGTTTGCAAGAAAGACACGTGTATTATTACCTACATGCTGCAAAAGTTTTAGGGTTGCTGAATGCTAATGGCAATGTAACTGCGATGGGGCAAAAGTTAATTCAATCTGGACAAGAGAACAAATATAAAATTGCTGCGAGATGCTTTGAGGTGAGCCATATTGGTTGGGCTTGGATTAACTGGTCAGAAGTTGAGAATTTATCTCAAATAGACCCAGATACAGCTGAGAAATTTTTACTTGAACAGTGTAATTCATTGAGTAAAGACACTATAGCCAGAAGGTCACGAACTCTTAGGCATTGGGGTAAAGAGCTTAAGGAAAAATATACTCCGTTCTGACTCCAAATATATAGTATCGCAATTCCATACCCCCGCTAATGCGGGGTTTTTTGTTGATAATTCCTATCATTTTCGTGGGTCCTCCTGGCGATTCTGAACACCGAGGGGCTGGCGACACGCGGAAAAAGCCAAATTTTTGCATTTTTATCGTCCATCACCACCACTTCAATTTATTGAAACATCGGGGGAAAAATTTCTCCGGTGTCGAATTCGTTTGTTTTTTGTTCATCACTGGAGCCTTGCATGGACCATGAATTAAAGCGGCTGCAACTTAACGTCAGTCAGCTGGCTGCATTGTCCGGCGTTCATCGTCAGACGGTGTCCGCCAGATTAAAGAATGTCCGTCCGGCAGGTGGCAATGACAGTAACCTGAAGCTGTATGGCCTGACGGATGTTCTTGCTGAGCTGATGAAAATGCCTGCGCCGGTAGCGGAAGGCGAAATGGAACCGCAGGATCGAAAAGCCTGGTATCAGTCTGAACGTGAGCGTCTGAAATTTGAACAAGAGGTTGGCGAACTGATCCCGGCGTCTGATGTGGCGCGTGAGTTTGCTGAGATGGCAAAAGCCATGGTGCAGGTTCTTGAGACGTTACCGGACATTCTTGAACGTGATTGTGCGCTGAATCCTGCGGCGGTTTCCCGCGTCCAGTCGATTATCGACGATCTCCGTGATGAAATTGCCCGGAGAATCATGAGTGACGAAGAGAAAGCAGAGGAGGGCATCCCGGAGGAGGAATAATGTCGGTACAGGCCACGGCGCTGTCACTTAAAAAGGATACTGGCCAGTTGATTCAGGCACCCCGAAGGATGCCGGTTGCCGAAGCAGTGGCAAAATTTATGCGCGTACCGACGTCCGGTGGTAACTCGGTACCGTGGGACCCGATGGTAGCGCCGTATGTTCTGGAACCGATGAACTGCCTGGCGTCCCGTGAATATGATGCGGTGATATTTGTCGGTCCTGCGCGAACGGGGAAGACCAACGGTCTGATTGATGGCTGGGTGGTCTACAACATTGTCTGTGATCCGTCCGATATGCTGCTGGTGCAAATGACGCAGGACAAAGCGCAGGAGCATTCCAAAAAGCGCCTTGCCAGAACGTTTCGCTGCAGTCCCGAAGTCAAAAAATGTCTCAGCCCCAGACGAAATGACAATAACGTACATGATAAATATTTCCTCTCAGGTAGCTTCCTGAAAATCGGCTGGCCCTCCATTAACGTCATGTCATCGTCGGATTTTAAATGTGTGGCGCTGACGGATTACGATCGCTTCCCGGAAGATATTGATGGTGAGGGCGATGGTTTTTCTCTTGCCTCCAAACGTACTACCACCTTTATGTCTGCCGGGATGACGCTGGTGGAAAGTTCCCCCGGTCGGGATATCCGTGACAGTAAGTGGCGTCGCCAGTCACCCCATGAGGCACCGCCAACAACCGGGATCCTGTCATTATATAACCGCGGCGATCGTCGTCGCTGGTACTGGCCATGCCCGCACTGTGGGGAATATTTTCAGCCGGCAATGGAGGCTATGATCGGCTACCGGGATGAACCGGACCCGGTTAAAGCCAGTGAGGCGGCGCACCTGCTTTGCCCGCACTGCAGCGGCATCATCACCGCCGATAAAAAACGTGAGCTTAACGGCGTCGGGATCTGGCTACGTGAGGGGCAGAGTATTGATCGTGACGGTGATATTACCGGCGAGCCGCGCCGTTCACGAATTGCCAGTTTCTGGATGGAGGGCCCTGCGGCTGCGTACCAGACCTGGGCTCAACTGGTCTATAAGCTGCTGACCGCTGAGCAGGAATACGAAGCCACGGGCAGCGAAGAAACCCTGAAAGCGGTGATTAACACCGATTGGGGATTACCGTACCTGCCGCGGGCAGCCAGCGAACAGCGACGCTCTGATGTTCTGTTGCAGCGGGCGGAGGATTACGGTAAGCGCCTGGTACCGCCTAAGGTGCGTTTCCTGCTGGCGGCTGTCGACGTTCAGGGTGGCAAAAAGCGCCGTTTCGTCGTGCAAATTATTGGCTATGGCGAAAACGGTGAGCGCTGGCTGGTGGACCGTTACAACCTCCGCCAGTCCCTGCGTTGTGATGAGCATGGTGAGGCAGAGCCTATCCATCCGGGCGCATATCCGGAGGACTGGCAGTTACTGGTCTCCGATGTTCTGGAAAAAACCTATGCGCTGCAGTCTGATCCGGTGCGGCGTATGCCAGTGCTGGCGATGGCTGTAGACAGTGGCGGTGAAGAAGGGGTGACCGATAACGCATATAAATTCTGGCGCCAGTGCCGGCGCGATGGACTGGGTAAGCGTGTCTACCTGATCAAGGGCGACAGCGCAAAGCGCCAGAAAATCATTACTAAAACCCACCCGAATAATACCGAACGCAGTGACCGCCGGGCAGATGCCCGCGGCGAGGTGCCGGTGTATCTGTTGCAGACCGACCTGCTTAAGGACCAGCTCAGCAATAACCTGGACAGGGAAACACCCGGAGCCGGGTATATCCATTTTCCTGACTGGCTGGGTGAATGGTTCTATGAAGAACTGACCTACGAAGAGCGCGGTGTTGACGGTAAATGGCGTAAACCCGGTAAGGGTGCCAACGAAGCCTTTGACCTGTTCTGTTATGCCCACGCCGTGGCAGTCCTGCGTGGATACGAAAAAATCCGTGACTGGGAAAAACCGCCAGCATGGGCTGAGACGCAGGATATGAATCCAAATATTTTTGAAGGGGAACGACCCCGGGAGATAACCGTGAAAAATACAAAAGCCGCTCAGTCGCCTGTTCCCGCTGAGCCTGAACAGAAAAAGGGTCTGTCCGGCAGCTGGCTGGGGTCTTCCGGTAAGGGAGGCTGGTTGTGACAAAAGAAGATCTTCTAAAAACGCTGATGATGGTGCGGCAGGCCTATCAGGACTCCCTTGACGGCAAAAGTATCTCCTTCACTGGCGTGAACGGCCGCGCCATTACCAATCACGATCCGAAAGCGCTGCGCGAAGAGCTTGATTACTGGGAGCGACGCTGGCGGGCAGCCAATAACCGCGGTGGTTCGTACAAACTCGCTAAATTTCTGTAGGACGTCTTATGGGCATTCTTGAAAGAACACTGGGGGCCATTTCCCCCGGGTGGGCAGCGGCACGCGCAAGGGATCGTCTCCGGCTCAATGCGTATGAAGCGGCAAACCCGTCGCGCCTGCACAAAGCGAAAAAACAAGCCCAGGCAGCGGATACCGCGGTGTTTGCAGCGGGTCAGTCTCTGCGGGAGCAGGCCAGGTGGCTGGATGAAAACCATGATCTGGTGATTGGCCTGTTCGACAAAATGGAAGACCGGGTAATTGGTGCCCACGGCATCCATGTCGAGCCTCAGCCTCTCGATCTGGAGGGTAATCTTCATTCTGATTTTGCCGGGCAGCTTTCCGCGCTCTGGGCGGAGTGGTCTGTGCGCCCTGAGGTAACCGGGATGTTTACCCGTCCTGAGGCTGAGCGTCTGTTATTACGTTCAGCGCTGCGTGACGGCGAGGTGTTCACGCAACTGGTCAGGGGGAATGTACCGGGCCTGCAGCATGCCACCTCCGTACCGTTCTCGCTGGAAATGCTTGAAGCGGATTTTGTGCCGTTCAACCTTAACAGCACAGCAGGCCAGCAGATTCGCCAGGGCATCATTGTGAACGACTGGGGGCGTCCCGTCGGGTATCGGGTTTACAAATACCACCCGGCAAACATGACGCGCTTCAGTGCTGAACTGAAAACGATCTCCGCTGACAACATGCTTCACCTGGCACAGCGTAAGCGCCTGCACCAGCTGCGTGGCATCAGTCTGATCCATGGGGTAATTACCCGCCTTTCTGATATCAAAGACTATGAAGAGAGCGAACGCGTGGCGGCACGAATTGCTGCTGCGCTGGGCTTCTATATCAAACGCGGAGATGCGCAGTCGATGGGCGATGAGGGGGAGTTTTCCGCGCCCGGCGGCCAGCGCCATTACGATATCGCGCCAGGCATGATTTATGACGAACTCCGCCCCGGCGAAGACCTCGGCATGGTGGAGTCAAACCGCCCTAACGTCCATCTCTACGAATTCCGCAACGGGCAGATGCGGGCTGTGGCCGCCGGTACACGCGGCAGTTACTCCAGCATTGCCCGCGACTATAACGGCACTTACAGCTCACAACGGCAGGAACTGGTGGAGAGCTTCGAAGGGTACAACGTTCTGCAGCAGTGGTTTGTCGGCCAGCACAGCCGCCCGGTTTACCGGGCATGGCTGGCGATGGCGTTACTAAGCGGTGTCGATGTCCCGCCGGATGTGGATCCCAAATCCCTCTATAACGCGCTTTATCTCGGCCCGGTCATGCCATGGATTGATCCGGGCAAAGAGGCGACCGCATGGAAAGCGATTGTACGTGGTGGTGCAGGTACCGAAGCGGAGTGGACGCGCGCCCGAGGCCAGAACCCTCAGGAGGTTAAGCGCCAGCGTCTGCGGGAAACTGAATTCAACCGTCAACACGGGCTGGTGTTTGATTCTGACGCCGCCAATGACAAAGGAGCGATGCCAGATGCAACGGCAAAAACGAGCAATACCCGGCATGAGCCGGACGATGATGATTAATCCCCGGGCCAGCCTGGCGGGTGTCGATGCGGCAAACGGTCAGTGCTGGTACGAAATTCGTGCACTGGCCGCCGGGCGCGTTGAAATCTTCCTTTATGACGTGATTGGCGGCTGGGGGATTACGGCCCAGCAGTTCGTCACTGACTGCAAAGAGGCGGGTGTATTTGAGGCCAGTGCGGTGGCTTTGCATATTCACAGTCCTGGCGGCGATGTGATGCAGGGCTTTGCCATCTACAACACGCTGTCGCGGCTGAAAGCGAAGGTGGACATCTGGGTGGATGGAGTGGCGGCCAGTATGGCGTCGATGATTGTCTGCCTGCCCGGCGCCACGGTCCATATGCCGGAAAACGCCTGGCTTATGGTTCACAAACCATGGGGTGGTATCGCGGGTGATTCTGACGATATGCGCGACTATGCCGACTGGCTGGACCGAAATGAAGCCCTGATGCTCAGTGCCTACATGAACAAAACAGGACTGGGGCAGGAAGAGCTGGAGGCGATGCTGAAAGCGGAGACATGGCTTAACGGCGCCGAGGCGGTGGAAAAAGGTTTCGCCGATACGCTTGAACCTGAACTGCAGGCCGCGGCCTGTGTGAATGAAAATAAACTGAAGGATTACCAGAATATGCCAGAACAGATTAAATCCCTTTTTACGCCGTGCGCCGAAGCTCCTGTGAACCAGCCGCAGCAACAGGCTCCGGTTCAGCAGCCAGCGCCGCTACAGGCAACCCTTAACCAGCCGCAACAGCCCGCTCCGCAGATGGCAAATATCGATATTTCTGCGCTGGCTCAGCAACTGCAGCTGCAGATGCAGACGGCGAACGCGGAGCGCGTGAATGCCGTTTCTGCTGTGTTTGAGGCGTTCCCCACCTTCGCGACGCTGAAAGCGGAATGCCTGGCCGACTTTACCTGCAATGCTGAAAAAGCCCGCGATAAGCTGCTGCAGGCACTGGCGGCAGGCACTACCCCGAGTGCAGGTCCGGGCGCGATTCATCTATATGCCGGCAACGGTAATCTGGTAGGCGACTCCATCCGCGCAGCGATTATGACCCGTGCCGGATATGCCCAGTCTGAAAAAGACAATGCCTACAACGGATACACTCTGCGTGAGCTGGCGCGCGCCTCGCTGGTGGATCGCGGCATTGGTATCTCCGGGCACTCGTCACCTCTTGCGATGGTGGGGCTGGCGTTTACCCACAGCAGCAGCGATTTTGGCAACATCCTGATGGATGTGGCTCATAAAGCCGCGCTGATGGGCTGGGATGAAGCCAGTGAAACCTTCGACCAGTGGACCCGCAAGGGTACGCTGACCGATTTCAAAACCGCGCACCGCGCAGGGCTGGATTCTTTCCCTACGCTGCGCAAAGTGCGTGCCGGGGCGGAATACAAATACGTCACCCTGAAAGATCGTGGTGAACCCATTGCACTGGCGACTTATGGCGAGCTCTTCAGCATCGATCGCCAGACCATCATTAACGATGATATGGATATGCTGACCCGCATTCCAATGGCGATGGGGGGCGCTGCGCGTGCAACCGTCGGTGACCTGGTCTGGGCTGTGCTGACCAGTAACCCAAAAATGTCGGACGGTAAACCGTTGTTCCATGCCGACCACGGCAACCTGGTCTCTTCTGATCTCAGTATTGAAGGGCTTGATGCCGGCCGTCAGGCGATGCTGTTACAAAAATCCGGTGAGCGCCGTCTCAATATTCGTCCTGCCTTTATGCTGACGCCAGTGGCGATTGAATCCCGTGCGAATCAGTTGATTAAATCTGCCAGCGTACCGGGTGCTGATGCTAACAGCGGCATCAATAACCCGATCCAGAACTTTGTGACGGTTCTGTCCGAGGCTCGCCTGGATGACAGCAGCCCGACAGACTACTACCTGGCAGCGGCGCAGGGTCGTGACACCATCGAGGTGGCGTATCTTGACGGCATCGATACACCCTATCTCGAACAGCAGCAGGGCTTCACCGTGGACGGGGCAGCCTTCAAGGTGCGAATTGACGCCGGTGTGGCGCCGCTCGACTGGCGCGGACTGGTTAAAGCCACCAAAAAATAACAACCGTCATCTGACGGTTTTTTTTATTCCGGAGCGGCGCCAGCTGCTCTTTTTATTTCTGGAGAAAAAAATGGCAAAAAACTATCAGCAGGATGGCCGGACAATCGATTTTGAGAATACCGGTGCTGAGGATATTCAGTCGGGTGATGCTGTGCTGTCAGGCGGGCTGGTGGGGGTCGCCCACGATAGGATCCCGACAGGTTCGTGGGGGGTACTGCACACTGCCGGTGTGTTTGTTCTGCCCAAAGCGGCGGAAGCCGTCACCATCGGACAGAAACTTTACTTCGCCGACGGGAAACTGACGGTCGCTGCGGGTGAGGCAGCCGCCCCGAATCCCCTTGCCGGCACCGCATGGGCGGCTGCTGACGTGGGGGACGACGCTATTCCTGTACGGCTGGGTTACTGATGAACCGCTTTCGTCAACGCCTGTTAAACGCGGATGCCCGGATCTCCCGGGCATTTGCGGAGGAAATTCCGGCCCTGCTTACCATCGGTAAGGAAAAACGTCCGGTGGTGGTGATTTTCGAATCGCCGGATGCGCCTGTCAGCGTGCCGGGCGGCGGCGAAATTCAGGATCATGCTCCGGCCTTCAGCGCCATGACGGCGGATATTCAGGGACTCGCAAAGCACGATGGTGTGGTGGTGAACGGTATGCCGTATCGCGTGACCCATGTCGGGACGGATGAAGAAGGGCGGACCCGGGTGACGCTGGCCTACGGTGAGCCGGGTAAGCCACAGCCGGAAATCGACAAGTGGAGTTGATATGGCCCGTGAAACCAGACTGCGACGGGATTTGCCCGTCGATATCGATGTTGATGCTATCTGGCGTATTGCTGAAAAAGTGGGGGCGACACAAAAGCAGTTTCGGGCGGCTTATTCCCGCGCGCTGCGGCGAACGGCGGCAACGTTACGCAAGAAGGCGATGGCTGATCTGAAAACGGGACTGGCTCCCCGCAGCCTTAATCTGGTCCGCCGTCGTCTGTTGTCATTCCACCTTGATCGTGGCTCACAACTGGATAATTTCCGTCTCTGGTTTGGTCTGAATGCCATCAAGGTCAAAGACCTGAAGGGGCGGATTAATGGCCGGGTAAGACCCCACCACTCCCGACGGGATAAATCCACGGGGCGGTTTATTAAAGCGCGCCGCCAGGCTGAAAACGCGGGATTTACACCCAAAGGTAGCCTACTGTCTCCCCGGACGTTTGAAAACGGGGAAGTGGCCCGCTCCCACAGGGAGAACCGGCGAACGGTGGTGATTCGCGATCCTGACACCCGGCGGACCCACGAGGCGGAAATCGATATTTATGAGCCGATGCTGAACTACATTGAGGATAACGCCTTTGCGGAGGCAATGGAGATTTTCATGCATCACTTTGAAAGCGATATCCGTGGCCGGGTAAAAGCGAAAATATCAGTCTGAGGGGGACAACTATGGCGGAACCTTTATTACTGGCGCAGTACCATGAGGCGGTGATTGCGGCACTGAAAAAAATCAGCTGGGTACGTGATGCTGATGCGTATCCGGAAAAGAATATCCCGCGATTCTCCGGTCTGGTTACGCCCGCGGTGTATTTCACCATTAACAGTTGGGAGCAGGCCGGGGGAAATGAGGGGCAGCTCAATATCGGGCTGACCTGCGATCTGTTTGTGGTGGTGGATGCTGCCGGGGCGGGGATATCCAGTCCCGAAATTTTTGTCCGCACGGCGGCGGCAGACATCACCCAGTGGATTGACGGGCAGCAGTTTGGCCTGGGGCATATTGAGCCCGCGGTGTTTACGTCCGCCGAACGCGATGAATTTGATCCGCGTATGGATGATTACCTGGTGTGGCGTCTCTCCTTTACCCAGTCGGCGGCCTTTGGTGTCGATCCGTTTGCGCGGTTTAATGCTCCACTCAAAGCCGCCTGGCTTGGTAAAGCGCCAGATATCGGTCGCGCGCATGTGGACGATTACAAACTGATTTATGAGGCAACATCCGGTGAGTGAGATTGAGGGCGATTTACAGCGGCGCCTGGCGAATCTTGTGCGGCGCGGCGTCATCCACTCCGTGAAACATGACGGCATTCCGAAGTGCCGGGTGGATCTGGGCGATATCATCACCACATGGCTGCCGCTCTGTCAGGGATTTTCCGGCGCTAACCGGGCGGATTCCAATCCGTATGCGGTGGGGGATGCGGTCACGGTGCTGTCGGAGGCGGGTGAGCTGAATAATGGCCGGGTGTTTCCCGGCTGGAATACCGGCGGGCTTCCGGTACCGGAGGGGAGCGACAGTGAACATATCACCCGCTATGGCGACGGTACTGAAATTCGTTACGACCGTGCCGCTCATGCCCTGACCATCACCCTGGTGGAGGGAGGCACTTACAAAATTACCGGGAAAGGCACGCTGGACGGTCCGGTAGAAATCACTGACACCCTGACTGTTCAGGGGAAAACGCAGATAAATGCCGATACGAACGTGGCCGGAAATATCGGTGCCACACGGGAAATTTCGGACGGCGCGGGGAAAATGAGTGACATCCGTAGCACGTTTAACCGCCACGACCATGAAGAAAATGGAGACGGCGGCGGTACCACAAATCCCCCTAATCAGAAAATGTGACCTGCTTCAGCAGGTTTTTTTATGCCTGGAGAAAATGAATGGCGAATTTACATGGTGTGGAAACGATCGAACTGACTTCCGGGACGGTCGCGGTCATGACGATCCAGACGGCCATTATTGGTCTGGTGGGAACGGCGCCGGATGCCTCCACTGGCACGCCTGCCTCAGGAACCAGCGGGACGCCCATCCTGAATAACACGGTGGATTTTGCGGCAACCACGACCGGAAGAAGTGGCAACGTACTGCGTGTGGATGCGCAGGCAGGCCTACCGCCATCCGAAAATCCCGCCGCGGTACCGACAATGGCGGAATGGGATGCGGCGTCATTAACGCTGAAGGTCACGCTGGGTTGTGATGATAAAGGTGTACTGACGGCGACTGCTGCCGATGTGGTGGCGGCAGTCGCGGAAGTGCAGGACAGTAAAATCAGCGCGAAAGGGGACGGCACAGGGCTGGTTTCACCATTCAGCCTTCAACTCGCGGGTGGTGAAGATGAGCCTTTTCCGCTGAATACGCCGGTGGCAGTTGTCGGTACCACCATGGTGTCCCGGCTCGGTGAAAAAGGAACGCTGAAGCAGGCGCTGAATGAAATTAACGATCAGCGTAATGCCCTGACGGTGGTGGTCAGAGTGGCTGAAGATGCGAAAGAGGAGGCACAACGGGCTGCCGTTCTTGCCGGGATCGGTATGTTGGCTTCTGCAAAATCCGTGACCACCTATCAGCCGCGCATTGTGATTGCCCCGGGCTTCAGCGAGGACGATGCCGTGGGTAAGGCGCTGGAGACGGTGGCCGGGAAACTCCGGGCTGTCGCTTATGTTGACTGCGCATCTGGTGCCACGCTGCAGGAAGTGGTGCAGCGCCGCCAGTCCTATGGGGCCCGAGTGGAACTGCTACGCCCCCGCGTGCAGGTCAGCGATGCGTCAGGCCAGCTGGTATACCGACCCTATTCCGCTTTTGCGGCGGGGCTGCGTGCGCGTATCGATTATGAAAAAGGCTGGTGGTGGAGCAAATCCAATCAGGACATCAACAATATTCTGGGCGTGGAGCAGGTTGATGAATTTATCCTGGGGGAGGAAAACTGTGATGCGAACCTGCTCAATATGCAGAACGTCTCCACCATCATCCGCCGTGCCGGCTTTAAACACTGGGGAAACCGTCTGTGTGCCACCGATCCTCAGTGGCGTTTCGAGTCTGTTCGCCGTACCGCCGATGTTATCGAGGACAGTATTCAGGAATCGATGCTGGAATATGTGGATCGACCGCTGGACCGGGAGAACGCCGACGACATTATTGGCACCATCAATGCGTATCTCCGCCAGCTGGTCAATCTTGGCGCGATTTTCGGTGGGCGGGCCTGGCTGGATGAGGAGCTGAATACCGCGGAAAGCATGGCGGCCGGCGTCCTCTATATCAACTATGACTTCGGTCCGAAATCGCCGACTGAACTTATCAGCCTGCGCGTCCGGGTGAATAACAACTATGCACTTGAGGAGATGCTGGCAGCATGAGCGAAAAAAACACACTACGCGTCTGGACCTTCTTCCGGCAGGGGGTACGTATTCAGGGGGCGCATGAATTCACACCGCCGGCACTGTCCATCGTCAAAACCGACCTGCGCACGGGGGCACAGGATGCGCCCACTCCCGTTGATGACGGCATGGAAGCGCTGACCTGCCAGGTGAAATTCTACGGCATCGACACGGATATGCTGACCGCGTTCGGCTTCGTCAGCGGCAACCATCCACGTTTTACCGCTTATCAGGGGTATCTGGCGAATGGTACCGCACTGGGGACGATCGAAGAGATAGAGGGGTTTGTCTTCAACGTCACACCGGACGCCCGCGGTAATGCAAACCTGTCTGAAAATGCGGTGACGGTCGATATCGCCGTGAGCTATTACCGGCAGACCAGAGATGGTCGTGAACTGTTTGCCATCGATACCGAGCGGTTTTCGCGCCGGGTTAATGGTGTGGATGTCCTTTCCGGCCTGGCGGCAAAAGTCCGGCTCTGATCTTTCCTTTCTTCTGACGGCCTGCGGGCCGTTTTTCTTATACCGGAGTGTTATATGAGTTTTCCTGGCGAAACACGCGTTATTACCTTTTATTCACCGCTCACGCTGGATGATGGTTCTGTACTGGAACAGGTGTCCATGCGGGAGCCACTGGTGCGTGACCGTATTGCGCATTCCAAGGACCGCGGCAATGACGAAGAGAAAGAGGCCCGCATGATTGCGCAATTGTGCAGTCTCAGTGAGCAGGATATCTGGAAGCTGACCGCTGCCGACTATGCGCAACTGCTGGACGCCTTCAACGTTTTTATGCTCCCGCCCGCCGAGCGTCCGAAAAAGGGCTGCTGCGGGCAATAAGGTTTCTGGGCCGGCGTCTGCATTTTCCCATGACGGACTATCTGGATATGCCGTTCAGTACCTTTTCTGATTTTCTCATTGATGAAGTGGAGGCGGTAAACCGTGGCCGGAATCAGCCAAAACCTTAAAGCCGTCATCACCTTTGGCGGCAACATCGACAGCTCCTGGGGCCGTTCGGCCAGCGGCCTGCAGAAAAGCCTGAAAGGGGTCGGGAAGCAGTCAGAGAAACTGACAAAGGATCAGTCGAAGCTCGCCGCCGAAATTAAACGTGCGAAGCTGGCCGGGCAGAGTATTGGCGATCTGAAACGCCGGTACAGTGAGGTCTCCCGTGAAATCCGTAAAACGGAGGCAGAACAGCAAAAACTGAATGCGCAGATGCAGAAAGCGCAACGGCTGGCCGCCTTTAAGGGGGCTGGTAAGGGGCTGTTTCGCCGGGGCCTGGGCGTCGCCGGGCAACTGGGCGGGATGATGGCACCGGGTCTGGCCATTGGCGGCGGCGGGGCGGTGGCCACTGCGCTGGGGGCGTTGATAGCGCCAGCCGCCACAAACACGGAGACGGCCCGCCGGGCCAGTGTGGCAAAAAGCTACGGCGTGGATGTGACCACATTCGATGCGTGGGACACACTGGCGAAAAAGTACGATATGAACGGGGAAAATATTGCTGACCTGTTTGAAGAGTACCTGCATAAAGCCGGCGAGTATAAGCAGAACGGGAAGCAGGGTAGCCTGCAGGATGCTTTTGAGACCCTCGGGTTTAAAGCCGGGGATTTTGCCGGGCTCAGTAATATGGCTCAGTTTGACAAAATTATTGAGCGGGCGCTGACCCTTAAGGATGATTCGAAATCGTCTTTTGCGCTGGACTCCCTGTTTGGTGGAGAGGCAAGTAAGTTGCTGATGCTCCTGAAGCAGTCCGGGAAAAGTTATCGCGATCTGATGGACGAACAACGGCGATATAACCTGGTCACAAAAGAGGGAGCGGACGGGGCGATCACCGGCAGCCGGGCCATCAGCGACCTGCAGACCGTGTTGTCTTCCGCCATGGCGGAGATTTCTGGGCAACTGGGTAATGAGCTGTCACCTGATATTCGCAAACTCACGGATGATTTAGCTGACTGGTTTAAGGGCGGTGGGATCCGGCGTGTCGTGAATTTTCTGCGCCATGACCTCTACCCCGGTGTGCTGACATTCGGTCAGGGGGTTTTCTTTGTCGGGAAGATTATTTACGCACTGGCTAAAAAACTGTCCTGGCTTCTGCCCGATGAAAGGGCCGATCGGCAGGGGGTACTGACCTCACTCGGAAAAGACGGGATTGATCTCGCCCGCTTCAGGGCACAACAAACCGGGCAGGCAGACTGGCTCGAACAACAGTTGCTGGCCCATCCCGAACTGCCTGAACAGGTGAAAAAATCGTACGCCGAGACCCACGGTTATTTCAAGCGTGATGATGAAGCCTTCAACAAATCTCTGGAAATGTATCTCCCGCCTGATACTGATGGTTTACCAGACTGGAATGCGGCACTGAAAGGCCCTGGCGGCGCTGCAGCTAATCAATCAGATAGTGGGTCATCTGGCGGAGCATGGGATGTGCTGATGCAGCAGTTGTCCGAGGCTGATAAAAGCAGCCAGACACCGCAATTTAACGATCACAGTGTCAAAAATTACAGTTTCACCATTAATGGTGCGCCCGGACAGAGCGAGCAGGGGATTGCTGATGCCGTTGTCGGCGTCACTAAAACGGCCCCGGCGTTTGCGGGAAACAGCAGCATGCAGGATGGAGGGTTTAACTGGTGAGCGAAATTATTCCTGTCTTTGAAGATTTCGGGCAGGCGCAGTCTTCTTCCATTCGGGGAGGTCAGGCTGCCCGGGTGATGATGATGCTTGGCGACTTCGCGTTCTCGATAGACTCCACTGCGTACAACCAGCTGACCCGGGAAGCCAGCTGGCGCTGGAGTGAGCAGGAGCGCATCGGTAAACAGGATCTTCTGCAGTATACCGGGAAACCCGGCCGGACGGTCAGACTGGAGGGGGAGGCGCATGCTATGTTCCGCAAAGGTGTGGATGCGGTAAACGATCTCCATGACCTTAGCGACCAGGCAAAACCGCAACAGCTGGTCAGCGGTGAAGGGGATGTGCTGGGCTGGTGGGTGGTGACCGAATTTTCTGACTCGACGAATAAATTTCTGCCGGGGGGCGGTCACCGTAATAAAAGCTGGAATATGACGTTAAAACATTATGCCGACGATTTATCAGACCTGTGATGGTGACGTGCTGGATGCAATTTGCGCGCGACATTACGGCACCGGGAACCTCTCCTTTACGGTCACTCAGGTACTTGAAGCTAACCGGGGACTGGCGGACCTGGACGCAATTTATCCGGCAGGGATAATGATCACCTTGCCCGATCTGGTACCGCCTGTTGATGATTCACCTTTCAGTTTGTGGGACTAGTGATATGGCGCAGAGTGTTTCACCCGAATATGCGCCGGCGTTCAGCGTCAGCGCGGAAGGGAAAGATATTACGCGAGCGCTGCAGGAACGACTGGTGGAGCTCACCCTGACTGATTATGGCGGCGCCACCGCGAAAGCGGATGAACTGAAGATTACCCTTCATTCGGAAACCATGGCACTGCCGGCCAAAGGTGCCCGCCTGCGGGTGGGACTGGGGTTTAATGACCAACTGACCGACAAAGGCTGGTTTGTTGTTGCGGGGGTGGGCAGCAGTGGCCCGCCGCGGCGTATTGAAATCTATGCGACGGCCGCGCCGATGAACGCCCAGAAGCAACCCGGCGATGTACTCAGCCAGAAGACCCGCAGCTGGGATAACCTGCGTCTGGCCGACATTGTCAAAACGGTGGCAACGGATAACGGGTTGATCGCTCGCGTGGCCAGTGAGCTGGCCGACATCCATATTGACCATGTGGATCAGGTGGCTGAATCGGATGCGAATCTGCTGTCCAGGCTGGCCCGCACCTGTAATGCCGTCAGCAAACCTTCCGGAGGATACTGGCTCTTTCTGCTGCAGGGCGCGACGGCAAACGTTTCAGGGGAGCAGACTGGCGGTGTGACCGTGACACCGGAAGAAGTTTCAAACTGGTCCTACAGCGAAGGGGAACGTGGTAGTTCGACAGGAAAAGCCACGAGCAAGAGTGGCAAGCCTGCCGGCAAGATCGGCGTGCGTTACTACGATGAAGTGGATGGTAAAACCAAAACCACCACCGTGGATCACGATGGGCCGTCTCTCGCCAACCCCTATACCCAACCTGCGAAATCCACCGCCGATCAACAGGCAAAAGCCAGAAAAACACAGGCCAGGCGAAATGAACAAAAAATGACGGTGACCGGGCCGTGTCGCCCGAAGCACATTCCCCTGACCGCTGAATCATCGGTCACCACATCGGGATTTGGTTCCCGTGAAGACAGGGCCTGGGTGGTGGAATCGCTGGTGTATTCCCTCACTTCCGCCGGGCTCAGTTATACCTGGAATCTGGTGGTGGATATTCATAAACCGACCAAACCAGCAAAAAAATCCAGCGGCAAAGGTAAGACCAGCCCGGATTACTTCGGCTAACTCTCCGCCTCACGGCGAAACCATACGGGAAATCATGATGAACGGTGTGAACTGCCGGACTGGCAAACGTCTGTCCGGTGCTGCGCATTTGCGCCAGTCGGTGAGCGACATACTGAATACGCCTGTCGGTAGCCGGGTGCTGGTTCGGGATTACGGCAGTGATTTGTTTGCCTTAGTGGACAATCCACGTGATGACCTCACCCGGTTACGGATCATTGCCGCGACGGCATCGGCGCTTGCCAGATGGGAGCCACGGCTGAAAGTCACCCGTGTTTTGGTCTCCTTTCCGGATAATGATTCCGGGTGCATCGTCGATATAGAGGGAATCAATAAAGAGAATCATTCACCTGTAACCACTGGAGGCATACCCGTTTATGGCAAGCAGCTATGACGTGATTAACCTGTCTGAACTGGCCGTTCCTGATGCCATTGTGGTACCGGATGCGGCCACTATTTTTTCTCGCTGGCTGGCACGTCTTCGGGCACTCGATTCGACGTTTGATGCGCTGGTGGAGTCTGACCCAACGTACAAACAGGGCGAGGTTAATGCTTATCAGCTGACTCTCGCTTTCCAGCGCGTGAACGATGCGGTCAGAGCGGTATTTCTTGCCAGTGCTCAGGGGAACGATCTGGATCAGATTGGCGCGGCTTTTAACGTCCAGCGGTTTGTTACCACGCCAGCCGATCCCGAGGCGGTACCTCCCGTTGAGGCGGTACTGGAAGATGATGATGCTTTTCGTGAGCGTATCCAGTTGTCCTGGGCGCAACTGAACACTGCCGGCGCGCGTAATGCTTACCGTTTTTTTGCCAAATCTGCGGGCGCTGACGTTCTGGATGCTGATGCCTATGGCCCGGAGACGCATGGCCGGCCGGGTGAAGTGGATGTGTATGTGCTTTCCCGTTCGGGTGATGGCGTTGCACCGCAACCCTTGCTGGAAAAGGTTGCGTGTACCCTGAACGCTGACGAGGTACGCCCGCTGACGGATTTTGTCAGCGTGAAAAGTGCCGAGAACATTCCTTATGAGGTTACGGCTGAGCTGGAAATCCCGGATGGCCCTGACGCGCAGACTGTGCTTCAGAATGCGATAAGGGTGGTGACGTCGTACACCGAACTGTCGCACAGAATCAGAATGCTGGTGTCGCTGGATGCATTTTATGCCGCACTGAGACAGGCGGGGGTGGTCAGGGTACGGCTGAGCAGCCCGGTCGCGGATATCGAGCCGGAAGCCGGGAAGGCGCCGTGGTGTACCGCCATCAATGTGACCCGAAAACAGGAGGCGACAGGTGGACGATAAATTTCGCTCCCTGCTTCCTCCTGCATCACTTCACCAGGAGAGAGCACAGGAGCAGGCCGGACGGGAACAGATCCGGGCCCTTGACACTGATATGGTGCGGAAAGTGAAAAATCCGGACACCTGCCCGCTCCATTTGTTGCCGTGGCTGGCCTGGGAATTCGCCGTGGACTTCTGGGATGACAGCTGGACGGAGCAGGAAAAAAGGCAGGTTATCCGTGATGCAGCTTATGTACACCAGCACAGGGGGACCGCCGGCGCAGTGAGGCGTTCATTGAGTGCCGTCAGTCTGCCAACCACGGTTGTTGAATGGTGGGAAGAAACGCCCCGTAAGGCCCCCTATACCTTCCGGATTGAGGTTTACAGTCAGCAGGGAATTGATGCTGCGCTTTACAGCAGGATCCGCCGGCAGGTGGATAAAGCCAAAAACTTACGCAGCTGGCTGAGTGGGATTGATGTCATCGCTGATTTGGGCTCAAACGGTAACTGCTATGTGGGTGGTGCCGTGACCAGCTATATCGATATTGTGATTGAGGTAAAAACAGAAAATGTCTGAGAAATATTACAGCATACTGACAAACCGCGGAAAGGCGCTTGAAGCCGAATCCGCGGCCAGCGGGAAGCCGGTAATCCTGAAGGATTTTGTGATTGGCGACGGGAACGGGCAAGCGGTCACGCCAGACCCGGTAAACACTACCCTTGTTCATGAGGTTTATCGCGGTGCAATATCTTCGCTGGCGGTTTCCCCGGAGCAGGATAATCAGTTTATTGCGCAGCTGGTATTGCCTGCTGATATCGGCGGTTTTACCGTCCGTGAAGTGGGCCTTCTGACAGAGAGCGGAGAACTGTATGCCGTCGGGAACTGCGCAGCAATTGAAAAACCTGAAAGTGGTGTGAGTGTCCAATTACAGTTTCGCCTGGCGGTAAATGAAACCGCTGATATTGAACTTAAGGTCGCCACGGGGGACGGGCTTTTCCTGCGCCAGGATGCCAATCTCTCCGATGTGGCGGATGTGGCGCAGTCCCGTAAAAATCTGGAGCTGGGCTCTGCTGCTGGTCATGATGAAGGTGACTTTCTGCTAACCTCTGGCGGGGCGATGACCGGGCCTATCGGGTTTCCGGTAGACAACGACCTGAGCAGCTATGCATTAAACCGTCAGGCTCCATCCAGTATCTGGGACGTCTACAAGTCACTGACGGTCATGAATAGTTCATGGAACAGGATTGGTGTGATTGACTCCAAAATTCAGTTTGGGCGGGCAATTCTGACCATCTATGGCTCAAACAGTCATGATGTGGGCATGGCCGTACAGACTGGTTTCGTCATGATTGACATCATCGGTACGGACAAAAAAGCACCGGGCTGTACACTTACGTACTATCGCCCTGACGAGGCTAAAGGTTCGTCTATCGTGAGTGCGATAGTTGCAGCTAATCCGAATGATGGCACGAAGTATGATTTGTGGGTACAAACACAGACGGCGGTGGCTGGTCTGATGATGGTTGGTCAGCAGAGTTTCCCTGATTTCTTCAAGCCGTATGACCCGATTGTGAATCAGACTGCGCAACCGACACCTGCAACACCAACAGGCGTCGTAAATCTGGTCACGGCTAATAAAGATGGCAAAGTCAACATCAAAGGGGAATTAACGGTTGCCGGGAAAACCACCTTTAACGAGGAGGTTTATCTCGAAGACAAACGCGTCATGATTGATGAACCGAACCCCGGCGCAGTTTCAAATGGTCAGTATGTCACCTCAGAGGCTTATTGCTGGCGTTTATTAGGGCGCGGGGGAACGGCAGACCCGGCAGGTGCGACCGCTAAACTGTTTTATCGTGAATATGTTGGCACTACCAATGAGGTGATTCTACATATTGTTGGCTTTGGTATTGATACCACCTTTGCATTTGACGGTGGTAGCGGGGATTTTAAAGCACAAGGTAATGTGCGTGCCCATGATGTGTATGCCGGTAATGCGTATTTAACCGGTGATGGCAACATTTGGGGCACCCGGTGGAATGCTAATGGTCAGTGGTTGTGGGATGCAATTACTGAGTTGAATAATTCCACTTTGAACTACGTTAACTCGACGTTTGTTCGGGATGTGCGTCAGGGGTCTCCCGGAACTATCGTTTTAAAGCGTGGTGCCTGGAACTATGTTCCCGGTGGGTGTGCGTTTACCGGATGGTACGTCGAAGGTGACGCGCCAGTTGATGACACTATTCAATACAAACCCACTCAGATATTAATCAACGGCGCATGGCGCACAATTGCAGGATAAATACAATGAAATTAAAAGAACTCACTCTGTATACCCCGGAAAAAAAAGAAGCGGCAAATGTCCTTTATCTGAAGGATGTTAACGGCAATGACTGGTATGAGTCACAGGAGAAATTCAACCCTGCATGTTTAAAAATCGCATACACTGACGATGGAGTTATTCGCAGTGCTGACTACGATGTTTCTGCGCTGTGGCCGGTTAATATGTCCGTAGCGGAAGTGGATACTAAATCTGTACCGGACGGATTTAATATTAATGGTGGATGGCGATATAACGGGAACTCGATTGTCGCGGTCCCAGTCAATTATCAGGCGAACTTAGACCAGTTAATAGCCGAGGCTGAGTCTGTTATAAAAATTCTGGAACGTACGGTTCGTCTTGGAATTGCAACGAATGAAGAAAAGAACAGCCTGGCTGCATGGGAAAAATACAGCGTATTACTGAGCCGGATTAAAGCGGAGGATTTGCCAGAGGCAGGACTTCCGGAAAAACCTGTCGCTATAGTATGAATCGTAAAAATTAAACAGAGATTGCTCTCCACAATCCAGAGATACTCATTGAATTACAGGTGTCTCTGGTGACCACACTCTGAGACTTACATGTTTTTTTTATTTCTGATGTCGGCATTGAATTTGTCAAGGCAATCATCGCAATAATGTTTATCCAGTGAAAATAACCAAAATAGTGCGGGACGGAGTTTGCCACAATATGCACATTTTTTGCCAAAAAACGGTAAAGGAAAAATAAAAAAAAAAGGGAACAAACAACAATAATAGCCGATATCTGGAGTAGCATTTTGAACTTCCTGTAAAGAATAACTGGGTTAACGTAGTAGTGAAATCCTGTCAACGGACGTTAGTGTTCAGAGAGGGATTCTGTTGCTATCAGTTTCGCCATCTCGGATTGTCTTCGTGATGTAGATAGTCTAAAGGCCTATTTATGGTTTTGGTAATTGTTATGGCAGATCGATAGCATTGAATCGATCGGTGAAAACGATCATTGTTTGTGTGGGTATTCTGTTCTGTTGAAGTGAAGGGAACCCACCCGGTAACCGTATGCAAGAGTTACCCGGTTGGACTTGCAGTAACTATCTGATGCTGAGGATTAGCAGTGATTTGATAGTCAAGTGTTCCGGGCAGGGTTAGCTGCTGCAAGAAAGCATGTGAGAGTCGGAGACTGTCGTCTAGTCATGTCCTCGGCAGTTGTGGGATGCTAGCGAACGGAGCCACCCGGCAGCAGGTGGCAAATGTAATCGGGATAGGAGTGACGATTTGCAAAGCTTTTCCGGTTGTTAGTGGTAAACCCTTGAAAATCAATAATCGTCAGGGATGTTGGAGATACCGCCCCATACGAGAATCAGACCAAGTATCGTCATTGCAAGTAAGGTTACTGATACGCCAGAGATGATTAAAAATGTCATATTGTTCCTAGAGGTGTTTATTGTCTTTTATTAGACACTAAGAACAAAAAAAGGTTGTTGGCATTACAAAATAGTTACAATTGTTTTTTTCTGCTGAAATTCATCACAGCATCTGTGATGACTATTGCGTTGGATGGCAGTTCCATCAGTTGGGTTAATTTAGGCTTCTGTCATTGTGGGCGACGGTGTGCATCTATTTTAAGAAGCGACGAACTTACTTTTAAGCAACGAGATGCATACCGCCATAATTCAAAAAAAAGCCCGACAATACGGGCCAATCCATTTTAGAGACCTGTTAATTATAGTTATTATGCCATACCTTTGAGGTGGAGGCATGCCGATAGTATTACGGTCGTTTGATTCTTGCATTATCTGGTCTGTTTAAAAAAACACATCATAAATCGTGAACCAATTACAGTTGTATTGGTGACGGAAGCACGACTGACGAGGTTCTCTGGTTGCGCGTTCAGAGGAGACACTATCATGCTTCCGTCATAATGGGTGGCAAAGACGCGATATGATGACCCGATGCCGTCAGGAGAATATCCCACGCTTCGCCATTATTGGTGGCAGAAAGCATCTCTCAAAGTAGCGACGAACAAACTCTAAGCGGGTTCAATGCTTCCTGCCATAATTCAAAAAAAACGCTGGTGGGTGCCAGCGTCAAAGCACTTGCTAAACAAAGAAAACGCAAGTTGCCTGCAACAGACAACGACTGGATATTAACCACTGAGTTTTATATGTTCATCCACCAAATTGTTTTTTATTAAACAGTTGGATATTATCGCCATTGATTCTTCCCCTGTCTTACAGCAGCCATTATTGCTTTGCCTGAATGTTCAAACTCTGGAAGGGACAACACCACCCATGAATTTTGCAGGAAGCCGAGAAGGCAACAACGGGAATCAACAGTTCCCCTGATTGCAAAAGTAGGCATGGTATCTGGAGGTTGTGGAAGTTTTTCTCCCGGCTTAGGGAAGTAGATCCGGACGCCTGAAATGATGATGTTGTCCATGCAGGGTTATTCCTCAACCAGCCACATGTCAGATTCTTCAAACATCTCTTCAAGCATACGGTTAAGCCGTTCTTTCTCTGTTTTCGTGCAGTCGCTGTTTAACGCGTTAGTCTGCATCGGCTTAACTTTCACTTCTGCATCCGGGAAAATCCGGTGTACCCGCCTTGTCAGCTCAGTCAGTATGATTTTCTGAGCTCCCGCCAAACCCTGCACATTGCGCTTGTCATACACTAATTCCACGTACATATCACTCTCCTTTTTACTGGTTGGATATACAGTTGGTGCTGTAAGTATATCCAGTGTATGTCTGGTGTCTATGCATTTTTAGCTGTATATTTTTGTTACCTTTATTTACATATAGAAAAACCCCAGACTGTGAAATCTGGGGTTTTTAGGAAGTGCACGTGCATATTACGTGCATTATTTTGTCTTTTTTAGGTCTGCCTACTGTCTGGTCAGTGTCTGTAAGTGACTGTTTTTATTGTCTCTATCAGGTTGCAGTCCTATCAAAAGTGGTGGAGCTGGCGGAGTCTGAATAAATTACTCAATGCTTTAAATATAAAGGATTTTTCCGTATTCAACTTTCAGTTGTGTACCTAAACGTGTACCAATTAAAGGATCTCAGGTTCAGCAACCTTGCTCCAGCGGAGACGGCTAATGGACTTGAATTTTGCTATGCCTAGCTGATTTCGCTCATTTCTAGACTTTGACCCCGGAGCTTGAAGAGCTGCGACTACTACATCTCGTGATGCTTCATACATGGCAAAAGCATCATAATTTTCATCAAGCAAAACTAAAAGAACAGAATCAAATGGCTTAGATATATCAATAGCACCAATTCTCGCAGAGACTTTTTTAGGATCAGGCATATATCGACCTTTGATTTGAACTCTATATTCTTTCCCGTCCAAAATCTCAGTCGCATCGTATCCGGACTGACGTGCTGAACATAGTGACAACCCGAGAAGAGTTGAAGCTTCATGTTCAGCTATTTCTCCAGTGATTCCGAGAGGCTTATTGGTTAATTTGTAATACCTTAGCGCCACATCTTTAGCTTCATTTAGTATGTTTAAAATTTTTTCATGGTTTTCTTGAAGCAAAGTAGTCCCCATAAAATTCCCTTTTGCTTAACACGTTACGAATTAACGTGCTGTCTTGGTGAGGCTTTCAGCTAACTTGGATCTTTCCATAAAGTATGGAGAGCTACATCATACTCAAAAAAAGTTTTTTTGCATTTAACTGTTCACACTGTTCACCATGCTTATTTTCTATTTTAAATCATAAAGATAAATGGTGATGAGTTGGTGAAGAGTGAACAGTCGACTCTTCACCTTTGTGATTTTTTCGCGCTCTGGATGCGCCCGGTCAGGCGATGTGGTGGAGGGATAAAAAGTTTTTTCAGGTTTTACTGTTCACACTGTTCACCTATGGTTTTTTATCAATAATTTCATTGTGATACAGGGTGAATATACGGTGAAGGGTGAACAGTGGATTGTTCACCCTGTGGTAATGGCCAGAAAGGAAAAGACCGGCTGATGCCGGTCTGAGTGAGGTTATGTTGCTGTGGGGTCGTCGCACTTCGGCAACCAGTCTCCGTAGCTTTCCTCTTTCAGCGACAGATTGGTTTGTATCCCCTGCTTTGTGTGTCGCTTTTCATAATTCAGGCCGTACTCTTTCAGCATCATGGGCAGCCCCAGCCCGAACATTTTCAGGCTGAGCACGTTCCTGTAGCCGTTAGCCTCCATATAGGCCAGATACGCGTGATAGAGATATTTACGATAATTACGCGGGATGATGCTGGCATTCCCCATAAACATCCCGTTGGTCTGCGGGAGCATTTCCAGATAGCCGCAAAAATCAAACGTCGGGTCTGCATCACGTTTGATGCTGAGTGCCTCGTCGGAGTTCTGCTGCGACTGGAGCAGTGCGCGGGCGGTCATCGGGTCGCTGAATTTCTGCATAAGCTGGCGCACAATCACGGCCAGCTCGCGCGCAATTTTATCCCTGAGCTGCGGGTCGCGTTCTTCCGGCGCAATCTGCTCCGGAAAGTGAATAATCACCCGGCGACGTGACACCCCGCCGCTGCGGTCGGTGAAGCGCATCGGGTTGTTGTTCACGGCCAGAATCACCGCCGGAATATGCGTTGAGTACGGATTCTGATATTTCGGGTCAACCGAGACCGCATCGCCGCCGGTGATGGCCTTGAGTCCTGCCCCGTCACCACTCCATTTTTCCTGGTCAGGCAGACGGATAAGCGAGAAGCCAATCAGGGAGGCACGCTTGCGCGGGTCTTCCAGCATGTCGATATCGGCCGACGTGGCGTTATCTTCCCCGGCAAGCAATGTCGCGATTTCGGCCAGAATACTTTTACCGCTCCCGCCGGGACCGGTCACTTCGAGAAAGAGCTGCCAGTCGTAACGGTTCGCCAGCACCATAAACAGCGCAGCCAGTATCACGTCGCGTTTTTGGGGACTTTTACCGGCCGCACGGTCGAGCCAGCGCCAGAAGTTCGGCGCGTGAGTCTCCAGCGTTTCCCCGCCCACCGGTGGGGTAAAATCCACGTCGCACAGCGTGCGCAGCCAGTGCGATTTGTGGTGCGGGCTGAATACGCCGCTTTGGGTATCGAGTACCCCGTTGCGAAAACCAATCAGACGGCGCGCTGGTGTATCCTGCTGCGGAATAATCAGTTTCAGGGTCTCCACCACCGAGGCAATTTTCCCGGACGAGAACGGGGCGCGTAAGCGCTGGAATAAATCAGCCACATTCCGTGAAAAAGTGGCGGCAGGGATATTTTTCCAGATGCCGTTTTCATAGCGGGACAGGAGCTGGCCGTTCGCATCCACCGCCAGCGCTTCGCCGTAATGCTCATGGACCCGCAAAGCCTTGTCGCTGGCGCTCATGGCGGTAAATTCTGCCTCGCTCATGGTATCGAACGGACTTTGCGCCGGTGGCCGGATGGCGTCATAAATGGCTTTGCGCGTGGCTTCCTCGCCGTACTGTATAAACGCATCATTCCAGTCACCGAACACCGGCGGCAGGGCAACAACGCCCTCACAGGCGTCTGCGGCCTCTGCGGCTTTATTCTGGCCGTCGCCGTTCAGGTCACGGTCGGCGGCGAGGACAATCTGACAGGCCGGATATTTCTGACGGGCAAGGCTCGCCAGAGAAAGGAGGTTCACGGAGGACAGCGCCACCATGACGGTTTCCCCGGTCAGGTGATGCACGGTGAGTGCGGTCGCATAACCCTCTGCAATCCACAGACGTTTTCCGGCCTGTTTTTTCCCTTCGATGACATGACATGCCCCTTTGACCTGACCGCCTTTCAGGGTGCGTTTGAGGCCGTCAGCATTGATAAGCTGAAGGTTAACCAGTGTGCCGGTATCCTCATACAGCGGGACAACCACATCCCCGGCGCGGAACGTCACGCCGCCGGTTTTATGCATGACGGTGAGCGTCAGACATTCCAGAGCAGGGAAACCCTTGCGGGTGAGGTAGGCGTTGCCGGTGGCCGGTCGGGTTTTCTCCATGAGCCTGACGGCCAGCGCGGCCGCCGCTTTGCGGTCGGCCACAGTTTCGGCCTCTGCGGCCGCAATCACTTCCGGGGCAACCGGCGACAGATTGCCGGTCACGGCGTTCACCTTCCCGGCGGCCTCTGAGGGAGTCACGCCAAACACTTTTTCTACCAGCTTAAGCCCGTCACCCGCGCCGCATTGATTGCAGAACCACGTCCCGCGCCCTTCTTTATCGTCAAAGCGGAAACGGTCAGAGCCGCCGCATACCGGGCAGGACTGATGGCGGTTTTTAATCACTTTCACACCCAGCGCAGGGAGAATGCGCGGCCAGTGGCCGCACGCCTGTTTTACCGTTTCTGTTACGTTCATTTTCATCGTTGTTTTCTCCCTCAGTGCAGTACCGGTGCGGTGATATGACGGGCGCAAAGCTCATCCATCACGGCCAGCCCGAGAAAGGACAGCGACGGGGCAGCTTTCAGTGGTCCGGCTTCCATTAAATCTTCCAGCAGGGCACAGGCAATCTGACGGCCTTTTTCCTCTCCGTGCTGGCGCAGGTAGAAGCCCTCCAGCTCGGCGGCAATGGCGCTTTCCAGCGCGTCGAGGGTGAGGTGCGGGTAGCGGTGCTGGCGTTCGCACAGGGTCAGCCATGCACAGGCCACGGCACGACGATACAGCGCGGCGCGTAATACGGGCGGTAATGGCTTTTTCATACGTTACCCTCCCCGGTCAGCCACTGCTGATTGCAGCGTTCGACCACGCCGTCGAGCTGGGCGGTCATGAGGTAAATCACGGAGGTGAGCTGTAACTGCTGCGCCGGGTCACGACGAACGGTGGCGCAGTCCTGCACCTGCATCAGCTCATTGACGAGCTGGCCGACGTTGCGCATATGCTCCAGACATTCGAGGTCACGGGCGGTAATGGTGGTGTGTCTCATGCGCGCACCTCCGCAACCGGCAGACGGCCAGCAAACGAGAGGACGTAATCGCGAACGAGGGAAAGGCGTGCGGCGTGCTCATCACCGGCAACGGTGCGAAGCATACAAATACGGGGTTTACGGTCTGCGCGACGAACGGCGGCAAACACAAAGACAAACTGCGGGTGTGACGGGGTGAGGGTCGTAGCCATAAGGGCAGCCTCCGTTAGATAGCAGGTTATGCTACCACCGGAGTTTCCACGCTCAGTGGTGGTAGCCCAGACGGGGGTGGAAATACCGGCTCTAACGGATACCGGCCCGACCGAAGTCGGCCCCGCCTGAGCCACCATTACTCGATAGCTGCAAAGGTCATGAAACCATTGCGCAAGTAACAGGTGCACGAGGGCATAGACACAAAAAAAGACGCATGGCGCGTCAGGTGTCGCCGTTAGATTACTCGGGTTTCCACGCCCGGCTGTCGATTTTGCGACAGCGGGAAAACTATACCTGGAAACGGCGAAAAGAAGCAAGCCAGAAAAAGGGGCTGTTTGCTGAGTGGTTATCATCATGCGTCATAGCCCCGGTTACGTTCGGCAATGCGATCTGCCATCCATGCGGTGATTTCAGACTGCGCCCACGCCACGTTTTTCCCGCCGAGGGAGATTTGTTTCGGGAAGGCTTCCCGGCTGATGAGGTCGTAAATGGTCGAGCGGGACAGGCCGCACAGATGCATCACTTCGGGCAGACGGATAAAGCGCTCGTGAACGGTATCAGAAACCGGCATCAGCGGGGCGGCAGGGGCAGAAGACGGGGGAGAAAAAGCGGTGTGCATCGGGCTACCTCACAAAGTCCATACAGTGCCGGGCGTGTCCTTCCGGCTTCGGGTAGCTCTCTATTTTGTGAATATTTTCCCTCAGGGCAACAAGTCATTTTGTACTGCTCCACCACACAGCAGAGCGTTTTTTATACAGTGGCAAACGTTGGCCGTTTTTTGGCAAACGTTGGCAAACCGGTGGCCCATTACTGATTACTTTTGTTTATATATTTATTGTTTTTAATCACTAAAAAGTCTAAGTGGCTGACTGGCTGAAAAACTGAAGGGTGAACAGTGGTGAACAGACGGTGAACAGTCAGCCCTTCAACTGTTCACCCTTTAATTAACTGTATTACTTATCTTTTTATTTAAGGTGAACAGTGGTGAATAGTTATAAGTAAAAAAACAAACGGTGAGTAAGGTTTTCCTGCGACCTTTCTCTGGCCAGCCTGATTTTAAGGTCTGTTTGTGCCAGCACTCTGACAACGGCAATGAATCGTGTTGTTGTGCAGGAGGCGTCAGAATCATTTCAGGTTGAACACACGGAGAGCCTGAACATGAAACCCGAACTCATTATCAAAGCCATGCAGACCGTTATCAGTAAACAGGATGAAGGCGCGGAACAACGTATTGCCGGTGCACTGGCCGCACTTAACGAAGCAAAAGACGCACACACGGCCAGCATGGGAAAACTCAGCGACATTGAGGCTTCCATTCAGCGTTGTGAGCAGGAACGACAGACCGCCCTCAGTGAAAGTGCACAGGCCGAACAGGACTGGCGATGCCGCTTTCGAACTCTGCGCGGCAACCTCACTCCTGAACTGAAAGCTGAACACAGTAAACGTATCGCCAGCCGCGAACTGGCTGATGAGTTCACCGGTCTGATTACCGAGCTGGAGAAAGACAAAAGCCACGCCATGCTTGGCGCATGCTCCTCCGGTACGGCTTACATCAGCGCCCATGAAAAAGCGTTCACCACATACGCCAACAGCGAGTGGAAGAAGGCGCTGACCGGTATCAGCCCCGCACTGTTACGTGCCTTTCTGTTGCGTATACGGTCGCTGGAAATGAGCGGAGAAACCTCGCCGCGTGCGACCGTGACCCGCGAGCTGGGTGATGCCCTGAATCTACAGTCAGCCCTGTATCATTTTGATATGGAGCAGGAGCCGGTCCTGTCCGTAACGGGCATGAATCGCCCGGTCATAACCGGGGTTGATATGGCGCTGTTAAGAAGCCCGGCCAGACGGATGAAGCTTGCCGCTGAACTGGCCGCAAAAGACCACGAACAGGCAGAGGGCTGAATCATGTTTCACTGCCCGTTCTGCAAAAAGACCGCGCACGTCCGTACCAGCCGGTATCTGTCGGAAAACGTCAAACAGCGTTATCACCAGTGTACCAATATCGAATGCTCGGCCACTTTCCGCACCATCGAGTCGGTTGACGGTGTTATACGTGCCGCACCGGAGAAACCCGACCCTGCGCCGGTGGCGCCACCGCCGCCGCGTAAAGTACAGGGCTGCTACAGTTCGCCGTTCCGGCATTAATCAGGAGAGAGACACGTGACCACTGTGACAATACAGCAGGCCTTTGAGGCCTGTCAGACGAACAAAAACACCTGGCTGAAACGTAAAGCCGAGCTGGCAGACCTTGAACGGGAATACCGTGAACAGCTCCTTGCCGGTGACGAACAAATCCCGCGCAGAATGCAGGATTTGCGCGACAATATCGATGTGAAAAAATGGGAGATTAATCAGGCCGCCGGTCGCTATATCCGCTCACATGAGGAGGTGCAGCACATCAGCATCCGCAACCGGCTCCATGACTTTATGCAGCAGCACGGCGCGGAGCTGGCCGCCACGCTGGCACCTGAGCTGATGGGATATCACGAACAGCTTCCCGCAGTAAAACAGAGCGCCATGCAGCACTCGGTTGATTATCTGCGTGAAGCCCTGTCGGTGTGGCTGGCCGCCGGTGAAAAAATTAATTATTCCGAGCAGGACAGCGACATTTTAACGGCCATCGGATTCAGGCCTGATGCGGCTTCGCGGGATGATAATCGCGAGAAATTCACCCCGGCACAGAACCTGATTTACACCCGCCGACGTGCAGAACTGGCCGCACGCTAGCACGCAAAAAAATCCCCGAAAATTCCGCTATTTTTCCCGAAAAAAGCCATGCATCCATAAGGTGCATGGCTTTGCATGCAAATCCCCGTATTTTTTATCCCATGCAACACCAGTACCGGTGCGGCCTGAGGCCGTTCATGCACCTGCATTAAAAGCGACCTCTTAAGCGGGCAGGCGTGGCGGGGAGAGCATTGCGCGCCAACATTAGAATCATTATTCGAAATTAGTGACCTTACAATCATAAATGATGTAGCCTTATGACACTTGTTTTACAGATACCTTAAGCCGATTCTAAATCAAAGCGTAACGTTGAAGGATGAGAGCATGCGCAATAAAGAATACCCCCATGGTTTAGTCATAGCAGTTCATCCATATCCGAGATATATAAATAGTGATTGGATCCTGCATGAGTACATTAGTGAACATAAGGAACCTTTTAAATGGAAAAGAAGGACAGAGATACTCGAACAGTTTGATTATGGACTAGTGTTTAGCACTTATGAAGAAGCATTAAAAGTAGCTGGGGAAATAAATAAAGTAATTCAAGAAAGAATTAGCGAATTAGAAATCAGTCAAGAAACCAAAGATTCGTATTTTTTAAAGGCTGAAAAAGCCATAATATCTAGGCAAAGGCTTCGTAATGAAGAGGAGTTAATGCTTCGTGAAGCATTGAATATTACTTCATCATTGCCAAGACTTCAAGAAGATGAAGTGAGTTTGAAATTAAATGCTTATCGACGGGCAGCCATATCTATCAAAGATGAGTTATTGCAAGAGATAAATATTAACCCACTGATTGAAGTGGCTCATCTCAAAGAAAATAGAATGGTTATAGGAAGAGACGCAAAAGGAGATTGGGGCCGATATTTTTATTACAATGAACAAACTACTAAAATTGCATTTAGAGAGAAAATATCAAGAGCTTTTGGTTTTTCAGGTCGTGATCATTGGGGAAAGGTAAAGTCTGAGATCAGGATTCGTTTATTACCACGCGCAAATGAGCTATTGCAACTTGCCAGTGTAAAAAGGATGCTTGCAGATGCTCATTCACAGGGTCATAAGGTATTAATGGCTGGAGGGTACGTATTTTGGTACGAAGAAACTGGCAATATAGGATGGACTATTAAAGCTACTAATAGTAATGAATCAATTAAAAATGGAGAAAGTATTTGGCATGAAGGGACAATCATATCAAAAAATCATGGTAGGATCGTTGTTTTTCCATACATAAAAGAAAATGGTGAAAAAGTCCAAGGGCATACGAAAAATGCTCCCCATGATGGAAAAGCTAAGCCTCGACACCCTAGTGAATATGTTGAATTACCATTTCATGTACTTGAAGATGATTTAATGATTGGTCTGTTTGGTGAACTAAAATATGAGTGACAATGTTGAGGCCACATACACTTGGCCTCAATAGATAATTAATAAATAAATCAGAAGCCTTCTAAAAGTTGATTTATTCCATTGCTGTCATCAAAAATTATCTTATCAAGCTCTGAAAGAGCTTTTCTGTATTTTAATTGAGGCGTTTTATCAAACGATAAAATCCCTGAAATTAAGTTTAGATTATTTTTTTCATCACAACTAAGTATGTTATCAAAATTTACGTCAATCTTTACTTCGTTATCATGCTTTATAGCGCGACGAACTTCTAATGTAAGATTCTTATCATCGCTTGTTAATCTATGATCACTATGGAAATACTCTGGGTTTTTTACTTTTAGTATGCTTAACACATGAGAAATTATTGTTTCATTTCTTGCAATGACCACCCAAGCATTGCCTATGTCTGCGAATGTGGTGTTTAGATAGCCATCTTTTGTATTAAGTTCTTTAAACTCTCTAAAGTCTCCGCTTATTAGTTTTGAAAGTGTTTTATTTTCTGATCCCTTAGAAAAAATATAAATCAATGATCGGCCAGGAAATAAAAGCTCAACTTTTGAAATAATATCTTTGGGGTTTTTTACTATTGATTGATGGCTTATTTTATTATATAAATCAACGTAATCTTCTAAAAGATTTTTAATGACACTTGAACGAAATGTTGAGTAATCTATATCCGCGCATAATTCAAAAAGATTTTTATGTCTTATAGATTCATCATTTTTATAAAGTGTTCTTAGAATTCCTCGTTGTCTCTCTTTAGTATCCCGGCAGATAAACATAGCTGCAAAATATTCCATAAGAGATTTATGCGACCAGCGAATGATAGCACCTTCCTTGACAAATAATGGTACAGTTTCGATTAGATCTTTTATGAATAATGATGAGGATATAGTCATTCCTGGTATTTTTGAAACAATATCTTTAATAATTATTTGGAGATCATCCTTAGTGAATTCAATTCTTCCTCCCTCCTTGAGACACCAAAATCCTAACCTACGCAAAATTTGATGAAAATCAGTTGAGTCAAGCTTAGAATGTTTTTCCCTAACGTAACCAAGTTCCTTAGTTAGGTCATGAGACTCAAATAAAGCATCAAATACTTGACTATAAAACAGTTCTTTTTTGCGTGGTATTATTGGTTTGAATTTATATGCGCAAAATAATAAAGAAACATATAGTGGAGTCGAAAGAAAATCATCAAAATTCCTTCCTTCTTCCAAACGAAGTCCTTTGATTAATTTAGATGAAATATTACCTGTGTTATCATAACGTCTCAGTAAATCATACGCTTGATAAGAATCTAAAGGTTTTATTTTGAATCTGGAGAAACCATATAATTCAGAAAGGAAACTATCATGTCTTGAAGTTATAATTATTTTACTTTCCGAAAAATCGTCAGCAAATTCCCTTAAGGAATTTACTACAGATGATTTAATGCCTTGAGGGATTTCATCAATGCCATCAAATAGATAAATGAATGGGATTTCCTTAAGGCATCCATTAGAAATGTTTCTACCTAATCCCAGCTGGTTTTTTACTTGTTCAGCAATGCTATAATCTTGTATACGACGAAGTTCTAAGTAAATCGGTATTTGATTTGTTTCTTCGATGCAATATAGTGCAATTCTCTTCATTAAAGTTGACTTCCCCATGCCAGCGGAGTCAGTTATTAATATGTGGTTGAAAGAATTCAATATATCTATTTTATTATTAATTAAACACTCATAATTTGATTGCTCGTTGTCATGGTATACAGAAATAGGCTCATATATTTTTTTTAATTCCACAGGTGTATTTTGGAAAGCTAATGTGTTTACTAAAGAACATTGTCCTCCGACACGAGAAAGAAATTTCTCCATGCTGTCATTTAGAAATTTAGCTGCTCTCACATCATCTAAATAATCTTTAACTCGTGATGAAATTACTGGGATTATTTTCTTTTTGATGACTTCTTTAGCCCACGGAAGTGATGCAGCGATCATTCCATCTAATGTTACAGGTTGCATATTCAATCCTCATTTGACTTGTTGATGGACAGCTTGCCCCCACCAATCCATTAATTCGACTCTCGCATCTAAATAGATTGATCGATTATAAGCCCTACGAACCTCATTCTTGTCGCTATGTGCTAGAGCCGCTTCTATCACATCTGCATTAAAACCAGCTTCATTCATTGACGTACTTGCAATTGAACGTAAACCATGTGCAACCAATTTCCCACCATAACCTATTCGCTTAAGAGCAGCATTAGCCGTTTGGCTATTCATCGGTTGTTTTGGATCGTTTCTGCTCGGAAAAATATGTTCACGGTGACCACTGATAGGCTTCATTACTTCCAAAATACCTAAAGCCTGAGGTGACAAAGGGACAATGTGTTCACGCTTAGCCTTCATTCGTTCGGCGGGAATCGTCCAGAGTTTGGCATCGAGATCGATCTCGACCCACCGAGCACCAGAAGCCTCAGAAGGGCGCACTAGGGTCAGGAGCTGCCACTCAATAAGACATCGAGTAGAAACAGACAGATTCGACATGACCAGAGAACGCATCAGCTTAGGTAATTCTTCTGGTCGTAGTGTGGGCATGTTCTGCTTTTTGGGTTTCTCAAATGCCATTCCAACACCTGATGCCGGATTAGTATCGATCAGGCCGGTGTTGACTGCGTAAATCATTATTTCGTTAATGCGCTGGACCAAGCGACGAACAGTCTCTAATGCGCCGCGTGCTTTGATTGGTTCCAATGTTTCAACTATCGTTCTGGCCTTAATCTCCTGAACAGGTATCGCGCCTATTGCTGGGAATACGTCTTTATCTAGAGAACGCCAAATATCCTTCGCGTAGTCCTCTGTGACGCTTTTGCTCTTCATTTTGAACCAGTTGGAGGCCACAGTTGAGAAAATGCTATCCAGCTCAATCTGACGTTGCTCTGATGCTTGCTCTTGTTGCTGTTGCGGATCCATCCCCTGCGCGAGCGTAGCCAAATATTGGTCGCGTATCTGACGAGCTGTTGCGAGTGTAAGGGCAGGGTATGAGCCGAGACTCAGGTTAGTTCGGCTATTACTTACTGGACGTTGGTATCGGAAGCGCCAGAGCTTTTTACCAGATGTTTTCACGAGTAAGAACAGGCCGTCCCCATCATGCAGAGTGAAATCTTTTTCTCGGGGTTTAGCTTTAAGGATCTCGTTGTTAGTGAGGGGGCGTGTGATGCGCGCCAT